ACTTCATGGGAGAAAATACCATGTTCGACAAGCTGCGCACGCTGTAATTCGCCTTTGCCGGTTCGGTAGCGCAGGTCCAACTGGGGAGTGTAATAACGGCGGCGCCGAGGGTGGCACCTGTGTGGCCGGTGGTTCCGGCATGATCGTCATGCGCCTGAACGGGGTGAACAAATGCTTTTGAAGCGTTGGCTTGTGCTCCTGCTCTGTCTGTGGCCGCTCGCAGCTTACGCGGAGATCGGCGGTCAGGCGGGCATCGGCGGCTATTCGGGTATGGTGGGAATAACCGGCAATCAGGGCAATGGCTCAGATGCGATTAATCACGTCAATGCGCTGAACTTTATCGATGTTACCACCTACAACGCGGTGTGCGATGGGGTGCATGACGACGCGCCCAATATAATCGCAGCAGTTACGGCGGCGGCTGGAACCGGCAAGACTGTGCTGTTTCCTGGCGGTAAGACTTGCGCAGCTTCTCAACTGAATTTCACCGGCTTTAGTGGAATGAACATCGCCGGTGCTGGCAACGTGCAAGGTGGAGCGGTCGGCAGTACGCTATTGATAACTGGTTCAGGTGGTGGGGCATGCACCGGAGGCGTAAACGGCGGAATCATTTTTGGAGCTGGTACATGGGCGATCAAGGTTCATGACCTGAACATCAGTTTCAGCAACACCGCGCTGGATTGTCTGGTTAACATCGGCCACGCCAATGGTGTTGGCCTCGATCCGCAGCGTATCGAGTTTTCAAACGTGACGTTCGGCTCAAGTGGCGGCATTATCGGGACGACTACGAAGGCGGTGTTCGTGGACAATGCCATCGTGCTGGATTTTAACCATAACTTATTCGATAATCAGAGTCCGTTCGGCCATTTCCAATACGGAATCTACGAACCAACTGGGGCGGGCCATTATTGGACGACCTCGGTCGTTGGTCCACTGAATCAGTTTCAGGTTCTTGCCACCACTACGAACTATCAGGTTACGTTGGGCACCGGCGTACAGACCGTAACCTTCCGGGATAACAACTTCGAGACTGGTCCTAATGGCATCGAGTGTGGCCTAGCGGCAGCTAATGGCGTGAGCGTCATGAACAACATCTTTCAGGACGCAATCACTACTGCTAGTGGGACGTGGGTTCATTGTTCCGATTCGGGCGGCAAGTTTACCGGCAACAGCATCTTCAAGGCTAGCAAGGGGATTCAGATAGTTGCGGGCACGGTTGAAATCAGCGGCAATATCATCGGACAGCAGGGAGTGGCAGGGGTGCAGGAAGCTGGGACCGGCATTGCAATCAGGGGTAATCTGTTTCAAGGCAGCGCTACGGCGTCAGAAGTGGCGATTCTGTCGCAGGGAACTGGCACCTTAATCGGGTCGAATCGGTATGGAAGCGTAGCGGGCGCGATTACCCACTCAATTCAACTAAATCCAGGGTCGAGCGGTTTTCTAGTGCTCGATACTGATGCGTTCAATGATCAATCGACCAGTGGCATCGTGAACTCGGCCAGCGTGGGAGCATGGACCATCGATCAGGAAAACGCGAGCGGCACCGTTGCCGGTTTTATTTGTGATGCGGCGCACGCTTCGTCGCGCGGAACAGTAGGTGATTCGACGTCAGTGGCGGCAGAAGGTCAGCCCTGCGTAGGCGGTTCGAATAACAATGCGTTGGTTTACTGCACCGGCAGTGTAAAGAAATGTTTTTGAAACCGACATTCGACCGTTGCGCCGACGGCCAGTTCGGCCTCGGTCTCGGCGATCCGGAGTGAAAGTGTGGGTGCCGGGATGGAAATAACTTGAGGAGCGAAAATACCATGTTCGACAAGCTGCGCACGCCACAATTCGCCTTTGCCGGGTTGGTGGTAACACTGACCTTCATCCTCGATCTGCTGGCCTTCTTCTATCCGCTCCAGATCGCGCCCGACATGCTGGTCATGGTGCTCTCGATCTTCAACTCCATCGGGCTGGTCGGCGCGATCCAGTTCGTGCTCGGCAGCAGCGCCGGGAGCAAGGACAAGGACGGCTTTCTGCAAAGCCTGCGCGACAAGAACGGACTGACGCGGCCGGGACAATGAGCCGTTGGGACGCCACCCTGGCCGTGGCGGTCACCGGGCTGCTCCTGCTGCTGCTGCTGGTCGCCGCGTGGTGGACGCGCTGAGGCTGGCGGTGCTGCTGGTGCTGCTCGCGGCAGCGGGCTGCTGCCTCGCGTTCGAGCGGGGCCGCTGCGACCTTGGCCCGGAAGTGCCGGTGGTGGAGACGGCTCCGGCCCCGGCTCCGGCTCCCGTTCCGGATCAGGATCACCAGAGCAACAACGATCTGGACAAGCGGAAGGGTAACTACTCAGTTGCTAATCGGCTATAGTAGCCAGATGGATGCAGGAAAAAACAGCCGTAGAATCGATCTCGACGGGCAGCACTTTGGACGTTGGACGGTTATGCGATTTGGCGAAGTCCGCCACCGGCAGGCATATTGGCGATGTTGCTGTGAGTGTGGTGCTGAACGATTAGTTCGAGGTAAAGAACTGCGCAACGGCCATAGTCGAAGCTGCGGGTGCTTACAGCGTGAAACCGCAATCATACATGGCGATGCACGCGGCGGCAAAATCTCTGCCGAATATGGAAGTTGGCACGGCATGTTGGATCGCTGCCTTAACCCGAGATCGAAAGATTATCCCCGCTATGGCGGTCGCGGAATTACGGTCTGTGATGCATGGCGTTTCGGTGTCCACGACTTATCCGGATTCGAGGTTTTTCTCGCGGACATGGGACGCAAGCCGAGTCCGCAGCATAGTATAGACCGCTATCCCGATCGGGGTGGCGGATACAGACCGGACAACTGCCGATGGGCGACCCCAGTTCAGCAGGCGATCAACCGGGCCAATACCACATGGGTGAAAGTTGGCCGCAAAAGACAACCGATAACGCGGGCCCTCGCGCAGATTCCAAACGGCCGCGAGCGATTTTGGCAATGGGTAAAACGTGCTGATCTATCGCCGCAGCAAGCCTACGAACGGGTTATCGAACGTGCGGCTCGCGGAGCAAGGCAGGGGCAACAATAATGGCCGACGTATATGATGCCTATGGGCGCCCCGTAGTTTTCGAGGCGCTAAAAGAACAGCAGGCCCAACCCACTCTCGTAGGCATCCGCAACATCTATTCGATCATCGACGACTCCATCGGCCTGACGCCGGAGAAGGTGGTCAACATCCTGCGCACCGCCGAGTACGGCGATCCGTGGCTGTATCTCGAACTGGCCGAGCGCATGGAGGAGAAGGATCAGCTCTATCAGGGCATTCTCCACACCCGCAAAATGGCGGTCTCGCAACTGGAGATTGACGTGGCCTCGGCCGGGGATGACGAGCAGTCCACCGCCGACGCCGCGTTCGTGCGCGACATCATCATCAACTCCAACCGCTGGGATATTCACGAAGTCGTCTACGAGATGCTGGACTCGCTCGGCAAGGGCTTTAGCTGCACCGAGATCATCTGGGATCTGGACGGCACCAATCTGGAGACCGGGGCGCCGGTCTGGTTGCCCTTCGAACTGAAATGGCGCGATCCGCGCTGGTTCATGTTCGACTGGATTTCCGGCGAGCAGCTGCTGGTCCGCAGCCTGCGCACCGACGGCCCGCAACTGCCGGTCGGGCGGGAGACCTGGGACTACCGGCTCAATCCGATGAACTTCCGGCTGCGCGCCGATAACGGCGTCCAGATCGGGATTCAGCCGGCCACTGAACCGCTGGCCCCGTTCAAGTTCATTACCCACATCACCCGCGCCAAGGCCGGTCTGCCGATTCGCGGAGGTCTGGCCCGCATCGCCATCTGGACCTACCTGTTCAAGAACTACGTACTGAAGGACTGGGTGGTGTTCGCCGAGGTCTACGGACAGCCGCTGCGCCTGGGCAAGTACGGCGCGGGCGCGACCGAGAGCGACAAGAACGCGCTGCTCCGGGCGGTGGCCAATATCGGCACCGATGCCGCCGCCATCATCCCCTCCAGCATGGCCATCGAGTTCGTCGAGTCCAAGGGCGGCGGCCAGCGCTCGCACGAGATGTACGAGAAGTTCTGCGAATATCTGGACAAGCTCCTGACCATCGGCATTCTCGGCCAGGAACTCACCACGCAGCTGCCGCGCGGGGCCGGATCGCGGGCTGCCGCCGAGGTCCATGACGTGGTGCGCCGCGACATTGCGACCGACGATGCCCGCCGGGTGGCGGCTTCGCTCAACCGCGATCTGGTCAAGCCGCTCATCGATCTTAACCGCGGGCCGCGCCGCCGCTATCCCGAGATCACCATCGGCTACAAGGAGGAAACCGACCTGGTGGCACTGGCCGAGTCGATTGGGCCGTTCGTGGATCGCGGTATGCGGGTCGAGGACAAGTGGATTCGGGACAAGTTCAATATTCCTGACCCCGCCCCGCAGGCCGTGCTGCTGCATCCCGCCGCCCGCATCAGCGAACAACAGACCGGCGGAAACGGCCCAGGAAGCTCGCTCGCCCCGCCGGATGATGGATCACCCGTACCTCCCCCGAAACATCGCCTAGAATCGACCCCCGCGCCAGCCAGCGCTATTGCCGACAGCCCGCTTGGCCCCGCTTTCACGGATATAGACGGAAAAAATACCCCGGCCTTGATGGCGGCCCGCAAAAAGACCGAGGACGCGGTGGAATGGTTCGCTGCCGCGCTGCTCGAAGATGAGGCGACCGCCGCGGCAATGGTCGAGCCGGTGCTCGAGCCGGTAAAAAAAAACTTGAAACGGCGCACTCCTACCACGAACTCAACGCGATGATCCCGCATTGCGCCGCGCTCATCGACCTCAAGCCGTTTACCGAACTGGTGGCCCGCAGCAATTTCGTGGCGCACTTGAACGGCCGCCTCAGACGGCCGCTAAGATAGACGGCTATGAACGTCAAGCAAAAAGCCATGCTCGATCTAATCTGGACGATGGTGGTTAGTGCGGTTGAGCGCTTCCCCGACCTCAACGTGATTCCCTTCGTCATGGTGACGGAGGCGCGGGGCCTGCATCTGCTCCAGCCGGACGATTTGCCGGACGGGATGAGGGTACGGGCGGTAGAGTGGGAGGACGGCACGCGCAATGAAGTTGAAAGCATCAGCCGCAACCGGATTACGCTCAAGTCTCCGCAGACCTGAAAACAAGGGCAATCCGTCCGCGATCGGGCCGACCCTCGACCTGACCGGAGGCAGTACCGAGTTCCGCCGTCGGGTGCGCGAAGCACTGGGCGAGCTGCGGCCCGTGGTCCTGCGCCTGCTCAAGGGCTGGACCATCTCGACGCTGGCCCGTTCGGAGGGCGACTGGTGCGGCCAGACCAATGCCGCCGAGCGGACCATCAAGCTGGCCGAGACCTGGCAGAGCGGCGAGCTTAACGTCAACGTCAATCAGGTGCTCCGCCACGAAGTCTGCCACGCCATCGAAGCACTCGTCATCGAACGTATCCCCCGCTGGTGGAAGGTCTGGACCCGCGCGTGGCGCATCGATACCGGCGAGCGTGAACTGGCCCTGCGCTCGTTCGGCTTCGACTATCTGCTCAAGAGCGAGGCGGAGGCGTTCGGCGAACTAGGCAGCTATCAAATCCGCCATCCGTCCGATCCCGACGACCGCCGCTATGATTTTCTCAGCCAGTTATTGCCGCGTCTGACGGTCATGCTGCGGACCTTGTTCGGGCAGTTGGAAATGACCTTCAAGCAGACGCTCGCCAGCCGCCAGCGCGCCTTGATGGCGGGCGCCACCGGCAGCAGTCCCGACGACTTTCTGTTCGAAGCCATCGAACCCCGGCAGGCGGTGGAGTTCTTCGAGCGCAAGGGCTACAGGCTTTCCTGGTCGTGGCGCGATACCTGGCAGGCCGAACACGCCCGCGCCTTTACCGTGGCTAAAATGATGGCGCTCGGCCTCTTAACCGATGTGCGCGAGCAGGTCCAGCGGGCGATCAAGGAAGGCATCGCCTTCGAGGATTTCCGCGACGCGCTTGAGCCGCTAATGAAAAGCGCGGGCTGGTGGGGCAGGCAGCCCATGACCGATCCCCTGACCGGCGAAACCAGGGAGGTGCAGCTCGGCAGCTATCCCCGCCTCGAACTCATCTACGACACCAATCTGCGCACTAGCTATGCCGCCGGCCAGTGGCAGGATATTCAGGAGGCCAAGGAGGAGTTACCCTTCCTACGCTATATCGATCCCGATCCCAATCCGCGCCCCGACCATTTGGACTGGAGCAACGCGCCGACCATCCTGCCGGTGGACGATGCGTGGTGGTCAACCCACTACCCGCCCAACGGCTTCAACTGCAAGTGCTACGTGGACCAGATGGCGCCGACTGACCTGGAGGATCGCGGCTACACGCCGAGCGAGAGTGCGCCGCCCGGAGCGGCCGACGAGGGCTGGAACTACAATGTCGGCATGGCGGGAGTGGAGTATTCGACCGAACTGGCCTGGCACAAGACCATGACCAGTGCCGACTCCGATATTGTGCACGCGCTCAACCGGCTCGAACCGCCCAAACGGAGACGGCCATGACCTACGACAGCTGTGAAATCTGCGGCCGGGAAATTGCCGAACTCCGCTGGTTCGCCCGCATCATGCGCCGCGCCGCCGTGGCCGACGGTCAGCCCGATCCGGGCACGGTCTGTCCGACCTGCCAGTGCCGCCGCGCGATCGTGCTGGACCAGGCCTGCTTCGTGCGTCTCCGTCAGGAGTCTGTGCTCGACGAGGACATTGCGGCGCGAGCCCTGCCCAACGGCAAGGTGTCCGCGCCGACCTAATCCTCCGTCCGCCGTCCGAACAACGACGCCTGCACCGCGGCCTCCTGCGGCAACCGGCCCGCCTCATCGCGCATCCCGACCCACGGATGGACCTCGACCTCCACCCGCGGCCGCTCATCGAACCACTTGTCCACCCACAGCCGCACGATCTGCCGGTCGTCGCGCAGCACGATGCCGGTCAGGCAGGCGTCATTGACCGCCTTGGCCAGATTGTCGCAGTCCTGGCGCAGCGGACGCTCGATCCCCGACAACATGCGCTCGCGGCGCTTCTTGGAGGCGCTCAGCGGCAGCGCACTGTAGACCCGGATGGACACCGTGACCGCGTCCTCCATCAGCGGCAGCTTGTGCTCATTAACGTAGGTCGCGGCCATCCCGCGGGCGTAGTCGCGCCACTTCCGGTAAGCCGGTTCATCGCGCACCCGAATAGCCATTCGTCCATTGCTCAGCGGCCGGTTGCTCAGCAGCTTGTGATAGGTGGCCGGTGTGCCTGGGATGACCAGACGCACCGACCACGCTGGCGCAGGAGTACTCGTTTGACCGGCTTTCTTCACAGCGGATCGAGACCGTAGACCAGACAGTCATTCAGCCATTGTCGAAGCGCGGCCGACGTCTTGATCTCCCCAATCGAAGTACGCAGCATAGCTAAGGCCGCGCGATCAGACTCGTCCATGAAAGGCTTGGCCTCCCAACACGGCGCCCGGACGTAGTATTCGCAGTAGCCGCGCACCAACTCGAAGTGCTCCGGAGTCAGCGGCCCGCCTTTGAAAAAGGCCAGCACCGCGTCCGTCAGTTTGCCGGAAATCTCGTCCGCCCAGTTGAGCGGTCCCGGCGGCATCGACGGAATCCTCAGCACCTTGTGATAGGGCACCTTGCTCCAATCGACCATGCTGCTTGCCTCACCAGTCGTATTGCCGGACTTGCTTGATGGAAGACAGCACCTCGGCTTCCCACGGCTCATAGCCCCGCCCCGCACTATCTATCCAGTAGGAATAACAGCAGACGCTATCGCCCTGGCGCAGAACCGCGCCGCACCAGTCGCAATACAACTGGGTCGGCTGACTCCGGTAAAGTTCAATACCAGTACTCAGGTCGGTTACGGTCACGTCGCCGGACGGCCGGGAAACCGCGAGCGTGCCCCATTTCCACAGGCTGTGGCCGCGGAGCTCCGCGGTCTCCGGTTTCAGTTCGCTGCACTTCTGACAGATCAAGTGGCGGATCATTTGCCGCGCATCCCTCCCAGGGTTTCGAAGAACAGGTCCAGTTCGCGCTGGTTCCTCAGGTCGCGCGGCGTGGTGTAGCCGGGGATCGCCACCATCAGCGCCTTGGTCTTGGTCGAGGACCGGCCCTTGGCGGTACGGAAATACTCGCTGGCCCGCTTGCGGTCGTCCTCCGTCAGCGGGGCGTTTTCGTCATTGGCCGCCTCCACGGCAGGCGTGGTCGGAGCTACGGCAGGAGCACTACCGCCCGCTTCCGGCTCGCTCGCGGTTTCCGCCTTGGCTGTGGTCGGTGACGGGGTGGACGAGACGTCAGCAGCACCAGTTGCCGCTCCGGCAGGAGAGGAAGATGGATTACTCTCCCGCGCGGAGTGCGTCTCGTCCGGGGAGGAGTCTACCGGCTTGGACTGATCCTCGGCTAGCTCGGTATCGTCCAGACCCGAGCGCATATCCCGCTTGACCTCCTCGTCGGTCTTTTCCTTGCCCTTGCGCCAGTCGGCCATGATGGTCGTCCAGGTAGTGCCGGACTGTTCGCGGATCGAACTGCGCATACCGGCCAGCAGATAGAGATCGTCGAGCGTCATGTCGGAGATACTCTTGCGCTCCAGAATATCGAGCATCTCTTCGAGGCTGGCGCCGACTTCCTTCATCCGTTCGATCATGCGGTCGCGGCGCGCGGCCAGGGTCAGCGCCTTGCCCAGGCTGACCTTCTTGATTTCCTCCAGGGGCCGTTTCAGCAGAGCGATGGGAATAACCTTGAAGATCGCGTTGCGCAGGGCAATCGCGATGGCCGCGTTGCTGGTGACGATGAGCATGTCGTCGCCATAGCGCCGCCCGAAGCGATCGGTGATGCGGCGCGGGGTTTCCATGCCGACCTTGTAGTTGCTCTCCAAGTCCCAGCACATGCCCTGGCCGATGACGTGCTGGTCCTCGAAGCGGCCGAACCTGCCCGCGGCGTGAACATTGCGCCAGTTGGCCAGCGCGATCTCGGCCGCACGGATCGAAGCTCCGCTAATCACCTTGATGTGCCCGTCCCGCTCGCGCCGCTTGAGCGCGTAGAAGCACGACTCGGCAGTATCCTCGTCCACCGAGCCGAACATCACGACTTCCCTCTGGAACTGGTCGATGCCGCGCCGCGCCGACCAGCGCGGATACTGGCGGGCAACCCGAATCTGCTGTTCGATCTCCGCTATCGAGCTCCGGTCGAGCGCCCGCTCGGCCGGAATCTCCTCAGTCTCGACTTCCCCTTCAAGGGGATTTCCGTTACTTGCCATCTTCTATCTCCTCACCTACTACGAGGTTGATTATATGATGAGTAACTATACACATACCATTAGCTAGTTCAGTTAGTATCTCCGCCACGTCGTCGTGATCGTCACGGCGGCTGGCCAGCCGCACCATCCCGTTATAGACGTGCTGCAATTCGCGGCGGGCTTCCTCAACGTCGGATCGTTTCATGGGGTATCTCCTTTAGGTGGGTTTGTCATGGGACGATGGTCTAGTCATGCGGATCAGGCAGGAACGGCAGAGCACCATTACTGCCGTCTCCGCTACCGTCCCGTACTGGCAACGGTCCTTGGGGCAGAGCCAGGCCGCTTCGCCGTCGCGGTGCAACGGCCCCCAACAGATGTGCAGATGGACCTGCCCGTAATCGAGCGTGCCGTAAGTATCAAGTCCGCTAGTCATTAAGGGCATGTCGGTCTTTGCCTCCCTTACGCCGCTTGGGCTTGTCGCTGTCCGGCAGCGGGAGCAGGTCCACCACGGTCAGGTTGCGCCCCATGCAGCGTGACCAGTAGCCGCAGAACTTCTCCGAGCACCACCAGCCGTTGGTGCGCTTGGGAAACACCTGATGCTCGATGCCGCGCGCCACATGGGCGATCGTGTTGAGTTCCTCCAGGAGAAACTCCTTGGTCCGCAGCCCGTCCAGAATCCGCGCCTGCGGCCCGTCCTTCAACAGCTTGACCGTATCGAGCGTGACTCCGCTCTCGGCCTGCTTGTGCAGGCGGCGGTAGGCAATGGCGTAGATCGAAAGCTGATGGTCCTTGGCGATGTCCTCCGCCGTAATCAGCTTGCGCGCCCCGATGATCTTGTTGTCCCGGATGCGGGCGTTGCTGTCGATCAGATCGATCTTGCCGATCAGCGTATAGCGGCCGATCACCTCCTTGGAATCGTGCGCCGCCCGGATCGGCAGGGTCTCCTCGAACCATTCCTCCACGCTCTGCTCGCTCGCGGCCATCACCAGCGGCGCGATCTTGAGCCGGTGCTCCTTGGTCGCCGCGATGCCCTCGTCGCGCACCTCATCGGGCTTTTCGTCCTGCTCGAAGATCACCTCCTCCCGTTCCAGTTCCTCCCGCCAGAAGGTGGCGTACATGTCGGTAATGTCGTCCACCGGCAAATCCTGCCGGCTCACCACCTTCTGCTTGTAGTTCTGCTCGATCACCGAATGCCCGACGTTCGAGCGCTTCATGGTGCCGTTGGGCGGCGTCTTGATCCCCTCGATATAACGATAGGCGTACTGACGCGGGCATTTCTCCAAGTACATATTGATCTGCGTGTGCGATAGCCGCAGACCTTCGTCGTCATGTGCTCGATTGCCCATGATTGCTCCCGTTTGCGCGTTTGCGCCCCAGGTCGAAAATCTCCTCCGCTTCTGTCAACAGCCCGGGCAGTTCCCTGTTTGGATCGATCCGCAACTTCCGGCACAGCCGCCGCGGAATATCCGCGCCCGCCGAGCCGAGCCGGGAACCGACCTCAACCCCCAGGAACATGCCCGCCAGCAGGAAAGCCTGCTCTCTATCAGTTAGCATCCTCGACCACCTCCTTTGATAGTCATTTCACAATATATAGACAATCTGAACGAAAGTATATACTAATGTGGCTATGGATAAACCAAAGAAACTGTACTCGTTATGGCTTCCCCGCGACTTGCTTCGTCAGCTAGAACAGCAGGCGCGCATCGAGCGGCGGACCGCCTCGAACATGATCCGCCTGTGCATCGAGGAAACCCTCGACCGGCACAAGCGCGCAGGCATAACCAGCCTGCGTAACCTGGTCCGCGAGCCAGAGTGACATGGGCCGCATAGGAGCTAATAAAGATGGGACCGGAAAACCTGACCCTGGCCGACATTGCAGACGAACTGGCCAACTCGGAGTTCGACGGCTCGGAGATCGTGCTGAATTGTCTGGTCTGCGACGGGATCAACGCGCTCAAGATCATGTTCAAGAACGGCCGCTTGGTCTACGCTTGCCGTGAGCGATGTTCCACCAGCAAGTTGACCGCCGCGCTCGCCCTGGCCAGCACGACGGCCCGCGCTATCCTACCGAAAGGAGATGAGGCCGGCAGCAGCAAAAATCCAAACGAACGATCAACCCCCAAATACGAAAGAGGTTCCGGTGCCAACCCCGCCGCGTCCGGTCCTAGCCCGTCCGGCGCGGCCCCTAGCAAAGGCATGCTTAAATATGCCGTTGCCTATGCCCGCTACCATATGCGCGTTTTTCCCTGTCACGAGATCGAGCGCGATGGATACTGCTCATGCGGAGCAACCGAATGCAAGTCTGCTGGCAAGCATCCACGCGTTGAGAAATGGCAAGAACTAGCCACGACCGATGGGCTACAAATCTCACGCTGGTGGAAGCAATGGCCGACTGCGAACGTCGGCATTGCCTGCGGTGAAAAGAGTAATCTGACCGTCCTCGATGTGGATGGCGATCTGGGCCGCGACACTCTGCGCGCCCTCGAACTTGAACATGGCGAATTACCCGAAACCCCGATCGCGCTGACCGGCTCGGGCGGCTGTCATTACTATTTCATTTATACAGCCGGACTGAACAATGCAGTCAGATTTGCTCCCGGTCTCGATATTCGTACACAGGGAGGTTTAATCATCGGCGTGGGCTCGCGTAATCGCCACGGCCGCTATGCCTGGGAAAGTATATTCACGCTAGGCGCGGACAATCTCCAACCAGCGGCCATGCCCCAATGGTTGCTCAAAACCATCCGTGAAGGTCAGGCCACGCATCGTACTGAAACAGGAAAGGTCCAGATACCGACCAAGCTTGGTACGATGATCGAAGGCAGCGGGCGTGACAATCTCTTGTGGCGTACTGGACGCTCGCTAGTGGCGCAGAACATGCCCGCGGCCGCGGTACGCGCAGCCTTGGTGGAGATCAATAATCAGTTTGCCGAGCACTTCACCGAGCGTGAAATTGAAACCAAGATCGAACACGTACTCAGCAGTCCCAACTCCAATATGTTCCAACTCGCGGTTAACGGCAATGGCGCGGTACCAGCCGAAGCCACCAGTTATCCGGATCGCCAGTTTCTCGACGCCTATGCGGTCTATCGAAAACTGATAGCCGAGATACGGGAATATCCCATCGAAGGCTTGCTCCTTTCGGGTGGAACGCTGGCAGTTTCCGGCCTGATGGGTTCAGGCAAGACTACCTTTCTGGCTAATGCCGCGCGCTCGCTCGCGACCACCCTGCCGTTTCTCGGACGAACCGTTGGGCCGGCCAGCCGGGTGGTCGTAATTGCTTCCTCTAAGGAATACGACAACTGGTGCGAGATTGTGGGCTTCTGGAAGCTCGAAGATTTGATCTACGTCGCCCCCAGCGTCTATGCGCATTTTGGCGACCCGCGTAAAACGGCGCTCTGGCTCGATACGGAGATGCAGCGCCTAAACGCCCGCTATTTCGTAGCTGACACCCTCTTTGACTTCTTCGGTACTCCGGATAATGGCGGCGGTGATGAAAACCGCAAGGTAATGAATGAGCAAGCCCCTCTGCTCGAAGTCGTCCGCACCCGGCGTTATTCGGGGCTGGTGGGCGGCCATCAGCCCAAGAACGAAGCCCAGGCCGAATATCCGCGCGATCCGGAGGAGGCCTTTGCCGGACATACCGGCTGGATGGCACAGCACCGGATGCGGATTTCGCTCAGACGCAAAAGCAAGGGGTATACCGCTATCATCAGCGGACGCGGTGGTTGGGGTGATACCGGCCTCCTTGATGAGCAGTTACTCGCTTACGATCCCGAAACCCGACTAATCAAGCTGGCCGGACCTTTCGCCCAATTCCTCGGCCGAGCCGCACTAGAACCCGTAATTGAAGCACTAACCAGAGCGGATCGCTGGTGCTCCAGAAGCGAGATTGAGAAAGAGACCGGCAAGGGCAAAAATTTTGTTCTGGCTGGTCTTAAATTGGCGGTCAAGGAGGGCCTAGCCAAAGACAACGGTCACCAAAGCCGCGCCCGTAAGTACGCTCTACCTAATATCCCGGACGAAGAATACGTGACCCCTGCCGGAACCCGGCGCAAGCGTAAAAGCCCCAACGCTGCCGAATTTGAAAAGATGGGTAACCGCAAGCTGGCCGACCTGGAACAGCGCCACTTCGAGGAACAGACCGACGATGAGGAGGACGAACCCTAGAAATGACCGAATCGTCATTGCGTCATTGCGTCCCTACGCGCGTAGGGACGGAAACCCGCAATGATATTTCCACGGTTATGGAAGCGTCATTCGTCATTGCGTCCCATATATACGCAAATTGCAGTGACGCAAAACGCAAAAATCCGGATCGATTCAAAGGAGAAGAAATGGACGACAAGCTTCGGGATACCTTACTCGACCTCAAGGAAGAAATAGACCATCCGCCTTATCCGTTACGAAACCCCTGCGGAAAGTGCGGAGAAACCCGCGGACGGATACAACCGACCGGCCTCCAAGACGTGGTGCGCTGTCTCAACGGTCATTTCCAGTACAATGCCCCACGTACTGAAACCGGCAAGCAGCCGCGTACCTTGCAAACCATTAGGCATACACCACCCTCGCAACGCTATCGCCTATTCGAGCGTGCGCATGGACGCTGCGAACTGTGCGGTAGTACCGAGATGTTAACCATTGATCACTTCCTTTCAGTCGCGGAAGGCTTTGACTTCCTTACCGACGCTCAGATCGAGAGCGATGAGAACAAATGCGTACTTTGTGCAGAATGTAATTCAGGCAAGGCGCATCACGTCGCACCTATCTGGTTATTAGCAGCAGTGCTTTATCGAAGAACAAAAGAATAGATAGCTGCGGTCGGCCCCCTTGTTTGAAGGGGGCCGAAATCTGAATGACGATTTTCCCTATTATTTATGGCCGCGCTCGACCGCTCGGTCACCTAAGATGTGACCGAGCGGTTCCCGCTAGGAGGAGGAAAAGATCGTAGTCACTCAATTCACGACGTATTAGAATCCGATACTTGGAACCGACGATATGGAGATAACTATAGATGGACTTCCTGACCTCGATCATCAACGAAGTGGCAGTTATGCCGTCCGTGACCGGAGTACTCGATACCGCGATCCTGCTCGACCGGCTCAAGCAGGCCACCGTAATCCGCACGCAGAACGTCTGCGACTACCTCTATCAGGAAACCGAACAGGAATACTTCGTCCTCAACCGCGACTTCCCCAACATCGCGCCGCCCTGGCCGCTGTTCTTCATGCACCACCGGATGCCCCGCCGGTCGCACTCCGAGGGCAGGATCGTGCAGACCGCCTACGGCAATGTGGACCTGGGCTTCCTGTTCCAGAGCTACCGGCCGGAAAAGTCGCACTGGCGGGTGGCGTGCGCCATCTTCGCGCGGGGCTCGGGCGGCACCTTCGTGCAGTCGGTGGCGTGGCAGGTCGCCAATGACGGCCGCTTCCTCAATGCCGACGGCACCGAGATTGATCTGGGCGAGGGGGGCTGCAAGTTCGTGGTTACCGACGCCTACCGTCTGCCGTCAGGACGGGCGAGCAACCGCGACCCGTCGTTCGATGTGAACCTGCTGTTCGTGCCGTTCCTGGCGCTGTCCTTCTGCCACTGCAAGAACGTGGCGGTCAGACGGGAGACAGTACCGCTTCCGGTCCAGCGCAAGCGCCAGCGCAAGTACGGCTGGTCACCGCAGTCCTGGCATGAAATCCAGATCGAGCCGGTCCGCCGGGTACTCGAGAACAGCGGAGCACGTCAGGGCAGGAACGGGTTGGCGAGAGCACTGCATATCCAACGCGGCAGCTTTCGCGATTACCGCGAAGGCCGGGGCCTCTTCGGCAAGCATCACGGCATCTGGTGGTGGGAGGCATGGCTCAAGGATGCCAGCCACCCGCACGGCTATACCGTCAAGCCGTCCGCTACCGCCGACCTCAAGGAGCAACCATGAACGATCATCAGGCCTATGCCCTGCACCACCACTGCCGGCTGGCGGGCGAGACCGCCCATCCCCGTTTCGGCTACTTCCTGCACGGCGGACAGCTCTCGGTCCTGCTGACGGTCAACAGCGGCTATGAATGAATCGAGCAGAACTTCGGCGGGCCGGTCTGGCACGCCTCAGTCAGCATCGTCACGGGCCGCAGCAAACTCGGCCGTGAGGCCGTGGAAGGAATCGCGCGGGCCCAACTCGAAGGGGTCGGTAACGCCCGCCTGGGAGAATGGATCGAGACCGGTCTGGCCGTGCTCCATCTGCGCCGCCGCCTCTCGGCCAAGGAGCAATTGCTGGTGGGACCGGCGCTTGATATTCGCATGGATCGGGTCGAGGTCCGGCGGCGGCTGGCCGAGGTGAAACGGCTCGGCATCCTGCCGCCAAGCTATACCGAATAGAGGCAACCAGTGATGATTTACTACGGACTGTGCGGCAAGGATCAGAAGGGGAAATTTCCGTTGACGCCCCAGGTAGGGAATTTATCCATCAGAGCGTCATGGGCGTATGTGGAACCCAGCCCGGGTCAGTTTCAGTGGGATAGGATTGATGCCGCGCTGGCTGCGCTGCCGCAAGGTGGTGTCGCCGGGCTGACCATCCATCCTGGGAACAATTCACCTGCGTGGGTCATGCAGCAGGTGGCGCACATCACGATGCCGGACAATACGCAGTTTCCGGCACCGTGGGACGCGAAGTTCCTGCAAAGCCTAATCAAGCTGATTCAGGCGGTAGGCCAGAAGTATAATTCCGAGCAGCGCATCAAGCATATTTTAATACCTGCGCTGAGCGCGAAGACGGCTGAAAATAATCTGAATAATATCACGAAAACCTCAATGTCTGGTGGTGTTCCAGGCCATGATACGGGGACGCCCGATCAGATTCTGGCCTATTGGACTTCGGTAGGCTATTCGCCGCAAAACGCCCTGCTGGCGGTGCAACAAAATATTAAAGCTATGCACAGGTATATTACGCAGCCCTGCGCGATTACTTTTCCGGGGCTCTACGGCGGTCTGGACTTCGATCTGGTCAACGGCAAAGCAGCGGTTGACGCGATCCATGCGTGGTATGCGCAGCAACCGAATATCAGGATTTACAACTGCGGCGCATCTAGTAACTGGGTTTTTCCGAAGAGTTATTATTCCTATATCCCCTATGTTTATCAGGAACTCGCTCCACTGGGTACACAGAAGCAATTTAACCAAATGATGAATCTGATTCATGCGCAGGGCGTGACGGAACTTGAAGTCTATCTGGCGGATTTGAAATACGTGCCCAACGCGCCGAGCACGCTGTCCTCGGAACTGCCGGCCACCGCGGAAGAGGCCGCGGCCGCCTCTTTTGAAAACTACCGCGGCGAATACGAGCCTGACGCGGAGGGCGACAACCCGGAGGACAGCGATGACTAAGCGGCACACCTCCCGGCTGAGCAAAGCCCAGCGCGAGACCATCGCCCGCATCGCCGCGCTCAACCGCGAACTCGACCGCGAACGCAACGAGCAAGATCGGCAGGCGCGGCGCGGCTATGACTACGATGGCCGGGCGCAGTGGTCCGAGCAGGTCAGTCCGCACATCAGTTACCAGTCAGACGGCGGCGGATTCGGGCTGTGTGATCGCTGCCGGCAGCCTGCCGCACTGGTAACACCAGGGCATAGACGGTACTGCGCGGCTTGTCTGCCGCGATGACCAGCGGGCTGCGCAGGCGCATGGCCAGCAGGCTGTCATCGAACCGCCGCAGGATCGTGCGGGCCTGACGGTAGAAGAGCCTGCCCTCGCGGGTGAGCCTCAGGCGGCCGTAGGGATACCTGATACGGTCGTGGACGCGGCGAAACAGCTTGACGCCGAGGACTTCCTCCAGGCGCCGGAGCTTGCGGCTCATGGCGGGCTGGGCAATGTGCAGATGGTCGGCGCCAGCCTGCACGCCCCCCAGCTCGACCACGGCCACGAACCCTCTGAGATGGTGGAGTTCGAGGGCGGCTAGCGGCGGGAGAAAAGCCATAGGGCCCAGGTCACTCCGTACCAGACGCCCATCACGAACAGCAGCACGCCGATCTGGAGCTTGTCGAGAAACGGATGATGGAGGGTCACGTAGATGACGATGAGCGAGATTATCCCGGTCATCAGCAGAACAGTCACGGTAACCGCCTGGCTCGGTCCAGTACTTGCCCCGCTGCCATCATCGTAAGCCATAATAGACTCCACCCTAACGGGCCTTACGGGCAGGCAAAAGTTGATCGTTGCAGCCGATCTGATACTCGGCTGAGGATTGAAACAAACATGACCAAATGGGAACGGGCGCTCTACCTCGATGCCTTCCGCCACGGGCTGCTCTGCGCCCGCGCGGGAGTATTCGACCGGCTCGAAGCTGCCGGCATGCCGCTGGCAGATGTCATCCGTCAGGTGCTGGCGCCGGACCTGACCCGCGACGAGCTCAATGCCGTTCATGGCTATGCCCACGAAATGCTGGTCGCGCTGGCAGCGGAGCTAACCGCGGACCTGCTGGAAAAACTCTGACCCGGTAAACCCCGATGCCACCCTCCCTCCAGATCAAAAGCTGCATCTGCTGCAACCGCACCCATCCCATCGAACTGTTCGAGGCCCCGATCCCGAAAACCCTGCGGGTGTGGGGCAGCGAGGCGCGTACCGGCGGCCTCGGCGTCTGTCTGGCGCTGCGCCGCGTCAGGGGCGGCACCAAGGGTACGCGCGTCAGCCTGTTCATGGACCCGCCGCGCTACACCGAGCAGGCCATCCAGGGGGAATGGATACTCGCCAAGCAGGAGCCGACCGGCCGGATCGATCTGGGCAAGACGCTAGCTCAGGACTGGTAGGATCGTGCCGAGGCCGCGGTCATGGCGGTCGCCGAGAAGCTCAAGCGGCCGTTCACGTTCACCGATGTGATGAACCAGACCGACGGCTATACCCGCAAGGAAATCCGCCGCGTACTAAGCGCGCTCTCAGATGAGGAGCGGGCCCAGGAACCGGAGCGCAAGCGGTTGATCGATCTAGGCAAGGAGAATCGCCAGGGCGGTGCGGTGCGCTATCAGCTTCCCGATGGAGACGGCGGACAAGCGGACGACCTGGAGCAGATCAGGAACCCCAAACTGCGGGAGGAACTGCGGCAGCAGGAACGGCAACTGAAATTGCTTAAAAAGTAGGACAAAAAGGGATAGCTGGGAGGGTTATTTTCCAGCGATCGGATCCTATATAGGAACGCTGGAAAATAACCCCGCGAATAACGAAAAGCGCTTGAGTTCATTAACCAATATTATTTTCCCAATGACCATCAAAAACCCGCGCTTTAAAAACTCGCCGGAAAATAACCTTTCGACCTTGAAAACCGGCCCCGCCGACCACCCATCGGCGGAGCCTTAACCGACCGCGAGGAATATCGATCATGGCACTAAGAGCCATCACCACCAAGGAAGCCACCATCAGGACCGCCACGGTCGCGCTCAAGACGCTGGCCATCTCCGGCAAGCAAGTCACCTTGTCCGTGTTCCGGCAGCTTATCGACGAAGACCTCATCGACCCATATACCGGCAAGCTCAACGGCGTTCCGTGGGGCACGGTCAATTACTTCTGGGGCGACTGCGAGCCGGACCACCTCCATGTGGTCTGGCAGAAGGGCAGCGAGCTACGACGCGCTTGTACCTATCCGGATAGCAGTATTGCCAAGCTCTGGCGCAGCCGCGCCAAAATCTTGCGAGAACAGACTCTGCCGACGTTGATTCTCGTGCTCAAAATGACCGGCAGCGAGATTAGCTTCGGCCGCATCGGCCGCGGCGATGATTCCATGCATGTGCCTACTACGAAGGAGTTTGACGAACGGCCCCCGGTCTACATCATGAGCCACCCGGAGGAGGATTCTTTCAGAATTGGTAGGGATCGCTTCGGGCTTAGCTCAATCCCCGATCTGACCATCTCGAACCTGCCGCCGTATGAGGAGAGCACCTATCCTGATGAGCGCGGTTTTAACGTCTTGCGCCTGCCCACCGTAACCGAATGGCAGGCCATGATCGCGACGATGCGCAAGCACCAAGAAGAAGCCCAGGTACGTCGTGCCACCGAACGCGCTCGAGGATACCGATCTTCCAACAGCGATTATGCGCAATGTCTGTCTGCATACAGCCTTGCGGCAGATGTGTTGCCGGACAGTGAACCGTTCGACGAGCATCAGCAACCGGAGAATTGGCGCGACTGGTGGAAAGCAGCAGGAACTTTTCGCGAAGCCGCCGAGCTTTACGAGCAGAACGCGGACCAACTCAAACGGGCCTGGAAGCAGCATTACGCCGAGGTGTCCGCACTCGACCAGCTCTTCATCGCGGTCTGAGCACGGATATACCAAAAGGGGTTAAAAGCATGATGACACTCCCAGGACGGCCGCCAAGGCGCGACCCGTATGAAACCCTATCCCGACCCGGAAACATCGCTCCTGGGTCGTCCTGCGAGCTTGGCGGGGCTATTACGGACGGGGGGCTAAGCGCTTGCCGGGTTTGGCTTTGCGCGGGTAGGTGCAATCGTAGCAACGGCCATCGTCACCGATAAAGCCGGCGTCGTGGCCCTTGCCGTCCGGCCACTGATGATAGGTCACGATGAAGCCGCCGCATTGCGGACACTGGCGCACCACATCGGGACGGCGGCGCACTTCAAACAGTTCGAGTTGGGCGGCCATTAACGCGCGGTCCCCAAGGGGAGGATTGAGTCATGCAGCGCAATCTGCTGGCGGTAACCTTGTTCTCGTTCATATTCCTCCTGACCTATGCGGTTCTGCCCCGCGACCTCGCGTCGAACTCCGGCAGCGCGGGCGGAGTCTACCCGCTCGCCCTGGGCATGTCGCCGGAGAACGTGGCCTGCCCGGCAAATATCACGACGCTGATCGACAGCGGCAACATCTCGCCCGCCGCCGACGGCGATTACTTCATGACCATGCAGGGCATCGTGCCGATCCAGTTGGGCGCGGTGGTGCCGTCGCAGATCCAAATCCTGGTCGAGATTACCGGCTCCGACGGCAGCACGTTCCGGCCCAGCGTGACCTACGCGCCCGCCTTCCAGTTGCAGCCCGACAACACCTTTGAGCAGGGCATCTTCAATAGTGCCGACAGCGGCAATCTCAACCCGTCGCTCGGCGGCTACTCCACCCTGGTCAAGTTCAAGGCGGGGGTAACGTACACGGTCATGATGCAGCTGACGCCGACCAACGCGCCGGTCACCATCGTCAACGGCGGCTTCCACAACTTCCTGTTCCTGCCGGCGGGCCGCTTCTCGGCCATCCAGCGGGTCAACGGCGGCGTGCGCTATATCCCGTAACCTCCTTATTTGTTCCCGCCTCTGCGGCCTCATTTCAGGAGGTTGCCGCCGAGCGCCGCCGAAATCTGGCCGACCTCGTCGGGGCAGGTATCGAAGTCGGGCTGGTAGATTTCAATCCAGTTCGCCCCCAGGTTCGCCCCGTAGTCGATGCCGGAGGTCTTGAGCGTCGGGCAGTTGTCGGCATTGCTGCGCGCCATCTGCGCGCCCAGGTTGTCGGCGGTCGAGGACCAGCGCGCGATGGCGTTGGTCCATGACTTGCTCGCCTGCAAGGCCTCGTTGGCCAGACTGTAGCGGCCGCCGCCGGTCGGATGATGGGTTCCGGCATAGGCCAGGACGGCATTGCGAATGTCGAAATCGTAGCCGCCATCGGTACTGGTAATGTTGGGAAAGGGAAACGAGGCGTTCCAGGCCGCCACGTTCTGGTCAGGCAGGTGGCCGACCTCGTAGCTCCACAGCGTATTGAAGGCGTTTTCGACGTAGTTCTGCCAGCAGCTCTCGTTGCCCTTGCAGCCCGAGACCTTGTTCCATTGCTGGTTGTAGTATTCGGGGCTGCACACGCTCACGTTCGAGCTGTTGGTGGTGGATAGCGAGAGGTTGTAGCCGAGGTCGCTCATCGGCTGGAGTGTGACCATGGCGATTTTCCGGTCGCCGCGGAACTGCTTCTCAAAGGCGTCTACCAAGCCTTTCCAGGCCGACTGATAGAGGGGGGCAGCGGGACTCGGATCGAGCAGGATAGTACAGGCCGGGTAGGACGATGCCCCGTTGGGGCCAGTGGTGGTATGGACCCTGACTCCCGGCACGCTGCCGAGCCAGGCGCTACAGCCGGGAATGGCCTTGCCGCGAAACGAGTTGCAGGCCGCCGAGGTGGTGGGCGAGCCATAGGCGCCGACGACAATCACGACCTGCATGGTCATGCCCGGCGGCAACTGGTTTTCCAGCACGGTAAACGGCGACCAGTCAAAGACCCCTTTTTTGGGTTCGACCTGGGCCCACGAAGCCGACGCAAACACGCCGCGGGTATGGGGCGGAAACGGCGAGGGAATGGTCCCGTTCATGCCGCCATTGCGCAGCATCAGGAACACGCCCCGGTTGCGATCGGGCAGCGGTGGCGTCGGCGTCGGAGTCGGAGTTTGGGCCGCGGCCTTGAAGCTCAGCGCGGTCAGCAGGACCAGCAGGGCGAGGAGGATTCGGGCAATTGGGTTTCGCATGGGTTAGGCCTCTTAACCGGGTTCACGCGAGTTTGATGGAGAGGGCCCGGTCCAGGCCGGGCCAGAGCGGGGTGTGCACGAGGTCCAGACCGGCCTACTCTAGCCAGCGGAATGCCCCCGCCGCAAGTTTACTGCTTGACTTATCCACAGCCTCGGCCTAATCTGACCTCACCATCTAAATTATCTCCTTTGTTTGGTAGAACGCCTGAGGACTCGTCGGCCTCGGGCGTTCTGTTTTTTAGCCGCCCGCCGCTGCTAATCTAAAGGTGATTCAACTCACCTGGTTCGGGCTTGAGCGCCAGCTCGTAGACCGTGTGTCCGACACTATCGGTATGCTTGTGCAGGAAGTTCATGCGATGCAGCAGATTAAGCGCCGCATAAACGGTCTTATTGGTCAGGCCGGTATGCTTGACGAGTTCTCCGGGAGTTACATTGGATCGACCGATCTCGCGGATCGCGCGCAGGACGACTTCACGCGAAACTCCCCGGGCGAGTTTGCTGGTATGTCTGGTGAGTCGGTCAGCAGCCGGCACGGCGCGCTGCATCGGGACCAGTTCTCCCAGAATCATTTTGCGTAAATCCGCACGCTCCTGTTGCAGGTTGTGCAACTGGAGATTGACTTCTTCCAGGCGATTGAGCGCCTGTTCACGGGTCATGGGCATGTTATTCCTTGCCTCCAGTCAGCCGATAGCCGTTGCGCGCCGCCTGTACCGCGAACCCATAGGCGCAACCCTGACCGCAGAACGAATTGTCACCGTAATCGCCCCACTGCATATCCAGTCGGGGATTATGATGCACCACCCGGGTCAGCCTGCCCTCCACCATTTCGAGAAAGGGTGCGCCATCGCGCCAGCGGTAGCGGCGCAGTTGACGCCCGCACCAGAGACAGGTGCGGGCCTCGTTACTTGCGTTAAATGAACGAGCGGCCACCACGGACTAGACCATCTCGTCCATCTGGGAGGCCGCGATCTCGTCCTCTGCCTCGGCGTGCCAGGAACTGCCGCACGCGCAGTTGAGCGAAATGCCGACCCGGTAGCCGTAGAAGGTCCGCGCGTAGCGCGGGTTGACCGGCCTGCCGGTCCTGGCGTTGACCGTCTCGGTACGGCTGGTCAACTCGATGTCGCCGTCGCTCTCTACTTCGATCCCGTGGCCTTCGCCCTGATGGGATTCAAGGTCGAACGTATCGCCGGCAGTGTTCGTGAAAACCTGGGCATCGACCTCCAGGTCGAAGGTGTATTCCTTCAACTCGGTGCCGCATTCGTCGTGAGTCAGCACCACGCGCACTCTGCTGGTTACATCACCGTCTTGGTTGACGTTGAGCTCGTCCAGTTCCGGTTCGGTGCTATCGTCGTAGCTCGCGAACTTGTTGCAGTCGGGGCATCGCATGTTGATTATCTCCTCTATTTTTTCCGGGGCCTGCTCTGCGGGTATAGTCCGACCCGCAGCGTATGCTTGCGGCCGAACCGCTTGCGGTGATTGGCCTGATGGCCGGGGAAAGAACTGGTTACGTCGCTGGTATAGACGCGAATAAAGGGCTTGCGGCGTTTGGGGCAGTTCTTCTGGTCGCAGACCATGCGCCATTCCGTACCCGGCGGGGCTTTGACTAGCATTACGTTGGTTATCTCCTTGTCCGGTTAGACCGAATGTTTCCGATCCCAGGCCGCGACCGCCTTGCGGACCCACTGCTTGATTTTCTCCACGTCGTCGTCGTCATCGAACTCGACGATATAGAACCGGATCGTCTTGGGCAGATTCTCCGGCTGCTCTCTTATCAGCAACTCGGCAGTCTCGCGGCCATGAGCCACATACTTCTTGCCGGTGCGGGTATCAATTGCCTCGACCCAATCCAGCGGGCCGAGTTCGTCGGGTAAATCCATCCTAATTATCTCCTTTGCGGTTACTTGCGTTGGGGTTTACGTGGCCGACCACCGCGGGCGCCGTTAATCCGGTTGGCGGCGGTCTTGGCCACGCTCTTCTTGAGTCCTCCGCGGCGGCCCATCTCGACCGCCGCGGGCAACTTCCGTTTCTCCATGCCTCCTCTCCTGCCTAGCGTTTGCGTAGACTGCGCCGGAAGTACCTCCAGGCTTCCGGCCATTTCTGCCAGCGGGGTTCGAAGCCGCCCCGCTCCAGCCACTCGCGCAGGTCTTTGGCCGCGCTCCGGGCGCTTTCGTGATCGTGCCGCCGGAGTGCCTCCGCGATGAGCCTAGCCGTCGCGTCTGGGTCCATCGGCCTGCTCCCTACGCCGGATGATCTGGTTAATCTCCTCCTTGGCCTCCCGCAGGGAGTAGCGCGCGGTGATGAAGCGGACTCCCTCGTAGATGTTAAAATACAGCACGCCGCGAAACTGCTGGCGGCGCACCCGGAAGCCGCGATAGTCGTGTTCCATCATTATCTCCTTGTGTGCAGCACGCGGGCTTGGAGTTTTCCGCGTGGCGCATTACACCGGGGCATGACCGCCCCGGCCTCCTCTGCAAGCCGCACTTAGGGTTGTCGGTAACCGGCAAGCTGTTCGAGCCGGTCGAGCCATGAGGTATCTGGATCAACCTGGTCGGTTACGTAGTGGCAGCTCCACAGGCCCGACTGCCTGACCTTGGCCTGATGACTGAAATGGCCGAGCCAGTTGGCACTCGGCGGGTCGATCGCGGTCCGGCCTTGACGATGATAGTTCGACAGCAGCGCCGTACCCTTGCGCTCGGCTTCGTCGAGGAAGTCCGTATCAGGCACGGCGATCCAGGCGAAATCGAGCTGGGTAAGGGTGTAGGAATACACCGGACCGCGCTCGAAGGCGCGCATCAACTGCTCCAGTCCGGCATGCTTGGGATCGCCGGGAATGGCCGAGAAGTTCAGATTGAGATACTTGTTCACGTCCAGTCCGGGCCGCTTGAGCTGGCGCCGGATAGCCCCTTGCAGATCGTCGCGCAACGCCAGGGCGGTATAGATATACGAGGCAAAAATCGAGCCCTGAGAGACGGCTTGCCGGTGCTGCGTCGGACGGCTCAGGCCCGCCTTGCGGGACAATCCCATGCGCACGATGCGTCGGCTTAGATCGGCCCGCTGTTCGCCGCGCTCCCAAAAGAAGTACAGGACCTGAGGGCCGGGTATCATGTTGGGATGCTGTCCGGCATAGTCGGCAATCGCGTGCAGCCGGTCGATCATTGCCGTAAGCTGTGAGAGAGTTACGGGGTTCATAATCGGAGCCTCCTGAGTTCCGGTTGTGAGAGCGAGGCCGCCCCAGGGTTAACCGCCGCGGACGGCCTCGTGGAGTTAAAGGATTAGGCCGCCTCGGCGATCTTCCTCCACTCGCCCTGCGGCAATTCCACGATCTGGCCCCCGGCCCGTTGCAGGTCGGTGCCGGTTTCGTAATCCACCTCCTCCGAATTGGCCACTGCCGTGACCGCGTTCATCAGCCCGTAGCGGCTCAGGTCGCCGCCCTCGATCAGATTCTTGAGGATCGACTTGCCGATCTCGTCCGAGAACGAGAAGCGCTCCTGCACCGCTTCGATCACCGCGCCGATGTCGCTCGACTCGATCTTCTGCTCCGCCGCCTCTGCCATCTTGGTCACCTGGGCCACGAACAAGTCCTTGTCCCAGGCCGCCCGCACCACGTCCCGCACCTTGAGCCACAGCGCCTTGTCATCGGCCTTGCGCGACTCGTCCGACAAGACCGCGCGTACCTCCGTCTCCAGCTCCGCAATGCGCCCGACGTGGTAGCGCTTCATCGCGGTCGGCGCGATCGCCCCGTTGAGGCAGACCAGCCGGAAGGTCATCGGCTCGATCCGCAGCGCTCCCGCGCCGACCTCCGAGTTGCTGATCACCAGACCGGCCTGCACCACATCCCCCACCTGCCGCGAGCCGGGCACGGTCATTTCAAGCGCGTCCAGCACCGCCTTGATGTACAGGCGCTGCTCGGTCAGTTCCGCGCTTACTACTTTGGCGCCGCGCCGCATCAATTCCGGCAGCACCACCTCCGCCAGGTCGTGGTTGTCGAGCGGCCGGTAGCGGTCACTCAGGAACGCGCGTGCGGTGCCGTCCAGCGTGCGTACCATGCGCCTAGTTTTGGGTTCCCGCTGTAGCCACTCATTGACGTTAGTGGCGAGCAGCTGCGGGGCTTCCTTGAGCATGCGCTCGTAGTAGCGGCTCGGAATCCCCACATGGTCGCCCAACTGGCCGTGGGCATGGCGGTTGAGGTCGAAGGTGCCGGTATTGGCCAGATGGAGCTGAACCGGACTCGTCGTGTCCGGCTCGTTCGCGACCAGCGCCAGCCGTCCGACCGGGGCCAGATAGTCCTTGCGGGTCTCCAGTTGCCGCTCCAACTCGGTCGCCAACTGGATAAGGGTTTTACCCTGTTGCATCTACTTATCTCCCTACGCAGCGACCGGGCTTAGGGTTGCCGGTCCGCGCGTTCTACAGGACCGTTGCCGGTCCTGCCCCTTCCGCGAACTGCTAGGAGAGCTTGCGGGTATCCACTGCTGCTGCCCTTTCCGTTTCGAGCAAGTGACGGCCTTCGAAGAGCAAACGAAGCCAGGCTCCGGTATTGGTAAGGCTTACCGAATGGCTAAGGTTGCTGCCGGCCTTGAGTGCCCCCGATCGACCGATGAAGTAGAAGCGTCCTCCTGCCGCTTAATCCGGCGATAGTCCTGGTAGGGGCTGTCAATTTCCTTGTGCCCCCGCGCAAGCAGTGCCCGCACCAGCGCGTCCGCAATCGTGAAAGTCTTTGCCATCGTCGTTACCTCCAAGGTTACTATAATACTCAAGCGCTTTGCTTATAGCTATAGTCAATCGCGATCGGTTGCGTGCCACTACCCTACTGGCTGGCGCGGGCGGTCGCCTCCTCTGCAAGTGCCACGACATTAGGCCCGACTTGCCGCACCCGCGCGGCAGACTCCTCCAGGAGACCCGTATCTGAATGGTCGATGCCGCTGGCGAACTCATCAGCCGCGGTGTCCAGCGAAGCTAGCTGAGCCAGCCAGCGGTCGTTCCACTCGGACCAGCCTGCGGGCGGTTGCAGCTTCTGCGCGTCGGTATAAGTTGCCTTCCACATGGCAAGTTCCAGCGCGACCTCTGCCTGCCAGTTCCGGTCCTGCGGAAGCGGCGACCGGCAAAGATCTGCCATCCTGCCCAGGCTCGCGCCCAAAGCTCCGGCCTCCTCATGGACCTGCCCGAAATACGCACTCCCCGCGTTATCCGTCTGCGCCGCTACCGCTACGGTGGCGGAAGCCGCGGGCGCACTGGCAGTGGAGTTATTGCTTGAGGGTGAATCCAGGCAACTGCCCAGGCTCGCGGCCAGCACCCCGGCGCCGAGCAGGGTCCACAGCACGCGCCTGCGGGTTTTCCTTGGCCCCGCGTAGCGCGTGCCGCACTTGCTGCAAAAGCTGGCATTGGCCGATAGCTGATTGGCGCACTGCGCGCATCGCCGCGTCGTAATGGTTTCCATCTGATTACTCCCTTGCGGTTAAGACCGGCGATGGTGATCGCCGGTACGTTTACGGGGCAGATGCCGTCGGGTCACCTGCCTTGCAGACCTAATTCAGCGCTGGCATTGATCGCACAGGCAGACCGTCAATCAATCCGGGTCAAGCGCACCGTTGGGGGGCAGCCGTTCTCCGCGCAATCCCGGCAGACTCGCATGATAATTTTCCGGTCATTCTCAGGCGCGATGCCGTCAAAGACCTCGGATTGCCAGTACTCGGCTTCGTATTCTGCCTGGGCATCACAGGTGCCATATTCACAATTCATCCGTAGTTCCTCCTAGCCGATTACCATGAAGCCGGCATGCGCCACCGCCGCCAGCTGGCCGTCGAGGGTCGAGGCGTTGAAGATCGCGGTGTACCTGCCCTTGGTGGTGCAGACCACCACGTACCTGAAGCTGGCCGGAAACTGCGCCAGGGCCTTGAGCAGGCCCGTCCGCGTGGCGAAGGACCGGCACTTGTCGATGTCCATCATCTACTTATCTCCTTGACCGCGCCGGGGCTTGAAGTTTCCCGGCCGCGTGTTCTATCGGGGGAGCGAACTCCCCCGACCTTCTCCACGAGCTGTTAGCGAAGCCGCTTCCGCTCGGCCCCGGTATCGATCTGCTCATCCAAGCCGATGCTATTGCCGCTCGCCCGTCCGTCCCGATAGGCCGGATGGTTGCGCCGTTCCTCATCCCGTTCCCACTCCCGCTTCCGGCGCGCCTCATCGCGCTCGCGCTCCCGTTCCTCGCGCGCCTCCTCCTTGGCCTGCTGCTTCGCGGTCTTGGCTTTCGGCGGCGGCGGGATCGCCAGGCCCCGCGCCACGTAGTAGGCGCTGTGCTCACTCATGCCGCCCGCGATAAGCTCCTGCTCGCGCTGGCGCAGCGCCTCGCGCCGGGCCTTATCCTGAGCCTCGTAGGCCGCCCACTGTGCGGCCCGTTCGCGGCGCTGACGGGCGGTGGTACCCGGCTCCCGGCCGTTGAGCGCGTCCTGGTTCAAGTCCTCCTCGCTGCCGTACACGTCGCTCAGCACCATCAACTCCGTGCCGGTGCCGTTGCCCTGCGCCTGCGCGGCCCGTCGGCTTTCCAGTTCCTGCTCGATGCGCCGCTGGTTGAGCCGCTCAATCAGCCGGTCGGCGCAACCGTCACACCATTTGGTATGCGAAACCTGCTCGCGCCGGGGATGGTACGGATTCAACCGCTGCATGGCTTGCAGCAGATAGTTATAGGTCTGGATGGTGACCACCACGTTGACCTTGCGGCCTAATAGCTGATGGCCGCCGAATTTGCGGTAGTGGCCGGTATTGATGATGAAGTGCAGGCAGAAATTGTTGTCCGCCAGACACGCCATCAGGCGGCGTTTCCATTTGTGACCGGCACCGCCGCCGTCCGTCATTTCCCGCGGTTCAGCCGCTGCCGCCGCGGGTTCAGCCTGTTCGAGCGCGGCTAGCGTTAGGTTATGCGCGGCCAGAATTTCCTGTATCTTGGTCGCCGCCACCAGCGCTTCATTCTCGGAGCACCCGTTCTCGGTAGTCATCCGAAGCAGGCGCTCGATCTTGCCCAATACCGCCGCCTGTTCGGCGGCTTCGGTCGTCGTCGTCATCTTGATCATCTCCCCGTATAGCGACCGGGCTTAGGGTTTCCGGTCCGCGCGTTCTGGCGGAGCCAGTGATGGCCCCGCCCCCCTTCCGTAGGCTGCGGGCGCTTTAGAACAAACGCCGGGCACGTCTGACGAAATCCGCGATGGTCTTGTGCGAGCGGACGATGCCCGCGGCCTCGACCAACGCGATGATAGTGGCAGTGTCCCGGTGCAGATTGCCGAACACGATCGCACGTACCCGAGCGGCTTCCTCTAACCGATTGAGCCGAATCTGTTTCATCTTGCTATCTCCCTGTGATTGGAACGGTGTCCGGGCTTGGCTGCCGGACAGCGCATTACGTCCGCCCCGGCAGGGACGGACGGCCTCTGCGAACCGTTAGGCTTTAAGCGCGCCGAGTTCGGCCAGGATGCTGAGCAGGTGTGATACTTCATAGATTACGAAGTGAAATGACTTGGCCGAGATGTCCAAGCCCTGCGCCTGCACTTTCTGGTAGAGCGCCGCTTCATCAACCGGATGTTTGTCGTCCGCTTTCAATACGGCTTCAACCGCGATCTTGCGTACCGCACGGCCCGCTGACTTGCCGTTGGCCGAGGCCGGTTTGGCTGCCTTGGCCTTTTTCTCGACCACCTTTACCTTGGGATGCTTTTCCTTGATGTGCTTCATCATTTCTTCCTCAGTCGCAAATTCCAGCTTGCAGGGCTGGCAGATACTAACCGTGGGGACTTCCGGCAGCTCGATCTGCTCGCCCTTCTCCATCGCTTCCGCCAGACTCATCATGGTCGGCTTCGCGCGCTTGGCAGCTAGCACCCGGTCGAGCTCTGCGCCGATCTTGTCATGGCTTTCCTTCTGCGCCTTGCGGTTGGCGCTGGCCACGCTCACCGCCTCCTCCACCGAAGGCTTGCAGGCGTAGCAGAAGCAGGCCGGGTCATGCGGCGCGGCAGTCGTCGGCGTGCCGCCGAGGTCGGTCAGAACTGCTATCGTAGCCGCCACTGCCGCCTTGCTCGGCTGCTTCTCCTTGACCGGCTTGACCACCTTCGCCGCCGCTACCGTCCGTTCCACGATCTCGGCCTTCAGGCCGCCGCCGAGTTCCACGATCTCCGCCTTGCGGGCCGCGGGCTTGAGAGTGAGTTGTTCGTTGGTTATGGTTGCTTCCATCTTCATCTCCTGTCGGTTGATTTCAGCCATCATCCGTTCGTAATGGCGGGGAGCCAGAAAATTGTGCAGCGGCGCGCTGGCGTCGGCCAGCGTCCGGTATTCAAGGTCGAACCAGCCGTTCCAGTCGCCGCGCCCGTGCTGTTCAAGGTAGCCGCGAATCGTGTCGCGGTGCCGCTCAGTGAATTTGACGGTCGAAAGACCGACCTGGGTGGTTGCCATCGTCGTCTATCTCCTTGTTCAAAACGGCGGCCGGGCTTGGAGTTTCCGGCCTGCGTTTTACCATGCACTATCCAATAGTGCATGCTCCTCAACTAACCGTTATTGATTGCGCCGGAAGTCGACGATCGCCTGCTCGTAAATCTCCTCGTAATCATCGGCCTCCTGATTAAGTGAGCGCGAGTAGCAACCCGCGCGGCGAAAGGCGGCAATCGATTCAATTGCCACCCGGTACCACTCCGGAGTTTCCGGGGCTGAGATTCGATACATGGATGATTCCTTTGAATTTCCGTTTCGGCCTTCAATTCGGCCATCATCGGCAGGGCTAGATTTCCCTGGACGGAAAACGGATTCGACGCACATGCCGCAGTCCACGATCCCCGGAAGCTATGCCGGAGCAGGAACGGGGTGCCTCGTCTATCCGTGTTTTTGGCCCAACTACCTTTACCGCTTAGGGAGCCTCAAGCGCTCAGAAGATGTCCGTTGCCGGAGATTGCTTTCCTTGCCGCGCCTAGCCTGAGTTATCGCTTAACCGTTGGTGCTGTTTTCCGTCCTCTCCTTTTTGTTACCGTGTGCTGACAGTATGAATATAACCAAGCGCTTAGCTTTAGTCCAGTGTTTTTTCGTCGGCAGGGAAAATTTTTTTACCGGCTGAAAGCCGAGCAGGATGGCGGACTTTCAGCGCGAAGGCTGTAACCGGAACCGGAGAGACTGAAAATAATGGTGAGAAAATTCCGCTATGCGCAGGATCGCGCAGAGCCGATTTAAGCCACGGCTAAATGACCTCCGCTAGAAAGCTTAAGCTTGCCGGCTTCCGTCGCTCCAAACGGCTCCCTGGGCGGCCTGTGGCGATGTATGCGGAAGGGGGGGGACGGTCCAGGCCCGAAGGTATAAGGATTTACCAGCTGCCGGTACGGAACCGCGCCGCGCCGCTGGTGCCGTTAAGCCCATGCCTGCCGTTATCCGGCTCGTGGTCGCGGCCTCCGCGCTGGAGAAATTCACGCGCCGAGACCTTGCGCGCTACCGGCAGGTATTCGTAGCTGGCGCTGTTGCGATAGCTCGCATAGTAGGCCAGCGCACACGCCACCGCGGCATCACCGTGGCGCTGGCCGCCGCCGATCTCACGCGTGCGCCGGTCGGGCACCTTGGCCACTCCCCGCTCCATGCGGATCATGCGCAGGTCGGCCAGAATATCGGCGTTGCGCGGTAGTTCGAGCTGGTGCTCCTCCAGCGCCCGCTTGAACTTCGGCATCTCGTTGCGGTACCACTCTAGGTTCAGGATCAATAGCTCGATACGTTCCGGCTCCTCGCGCGTGCCGCCGTACTTGCGCCCGGTCTCTTCGGCCAGCCAGGAACCGTTGCCGCCGGCATCCATCACCCCGCTGATTAGCCACGGACAGTGATCGAGTGCGTGGAATAAGACTTTGCGCTGGACTTCGTGCGGCACGTCGCGCAGTTCCACCACCAGCCGGGTATGCCTGACCGTATCTTCCCCGAGCTGGAGAAACCAAAAGACCGAGAGGTCACCGGAGCGGCCGAAGTCCACCCCGAAACAGGTCTGCCGATAAGGCTCAAACTGCTCTAGCGCAGCCGTAATCAGCGGCTCCAGTTCCTCGTCAGCGTGCTCGCCCCGCGCCCGCAGCACCGCAATGCCCGTGGTCATGCAGGATTCGATCAGTTCGGTCGGCAGGAACACGCCGCCGCCCTTCGAAGGCACGCAGAACAGTTCCTCGTCGGCGTCGTCACCGTACTGATGAATCAGGTCCGCCCGCCAGTCCCGCTCGCCCCGTGGCGTCCAGCTGATCCCCGCCTCATGGCAAATCGCGCCATAGAGACCCTGGGCCAGCGCATCATCCAGCGTGGTCCGGTGCAGGCCATAGCTGCGCCGCGCCGCGCGAATATCATTGACCAGATCGGCAAACGGATTATCCGCGCCATAATGCGACGAGATGATATGGACCGCGCCGCCCCACATGGTAACCGCAATCGCCGCCTTGAGCAGAGCAGCCAGGTCTTCGTGGAACGCCGCCTCGTCGATAATGATCAGGCCCTGCTTGCCGCGCAGGTTGGAGGGCCGGCTGGACAGCGCCGTGATCTTGCGGCCGGAGGCGAAGCGAATCCGGTAGGCCAAGATGTCCTTGTTCAGGTCGCGCAGGACGGTCTGCTCGACCGCCGAAGCCGAAGCCTGGAACAGCCGCGCCCAGTTCGCGCAATACTCGATAAACTCCAGCGACATCTCCCGGTTATAGCCGGTATACCAGACGTCACCGCGACCGGGGGCCGCCGTCTTTACTGAATCCGCCGCTTCCGCCCAGGTTATCCCGATCCGCCGGCTCTTCTCGTATACCTTGATCGGCGTCCGGTCCCGCACCCACTTTTCTTGATATGATAGTAGCGGCATCGACCTGCTCACTTAGTTTCTGCGGATCGTAGGGACCGAATAAGGTCCGCTCAATGGTCTCCTCGCTGATTAGTTTGAGCATACCTGGCGGCTGCGCGTTATAGGTGCCGCCGACCGGAGCCATTTCCGTGCCGAGCAGACGGGCCCGAAACTCCTCCCACTTAAGCACCCCCAGCAACGCCCGAATCCGCACGTTCTGGTCGCCCGGGATCTGCCTGGGCGGCTGATTTGGCCGCTCGCTCGGCTCAGTGTGCGGCTGCGCCTGACGCTCGATGGACCACAGATGGGAGACCGCGAGGTCAATCGCCTCCAGCGCTTTCTTGCGTTCCTGATGGACTACCGGCTCGGTAATCCGGCCCAGCTCACGCTGGTAAATCTGCCGGATACGGACCTCGCTGACTCCGTACTGGCGGCTGATCGCTCCCCAGTGCACACCCCGATAGCGCAGCTCGAGAATTTCCCGCGCCCGCCGCCGGGCCTCGATTACCCCCGCCGGCTTCTCCCCGCCCCTAGCGCGTCCCGGCATGATTTCTCCTCGCTCGCTCGCGTTCCAATAGTTCACGCATCTCTGCATGCTGAATCCGGGGCTTGACCTGGATCGGCACCAGTCCGTAATCATCAATCCCGTCAGCCGGCTGAAGCCCCGGCCTTAATTTCAACGGCCGATAAAACCTGGTCCAGTCCACCACATGCTGCGGTCGGTGGAAGCGCCGGCCCACGGTCACCACCCCCGGCCACTGCCGCTCCAGCGAGCGTGCCATCTTTAACCGCCCGTCACCGGCATAAAGCTGGTCCGTATTGCCGCCCTTGAGCTGCATCGTCGCGACCTTATAGATCATAAAGACGTTGACCATGATGGTGTAGAAGCCCGCGGCCAGAACCTGCAAGCACAGGTCGGTGTCCTCGTTATAGCGGCCCCGCCAGCGGAACGGCAGCCGGTTCAGGATCAGCATGCAGGAATAAACCCGATGATTGACTGTGAATGGCGCATACGACTTGTTATCGGTAATAAACATCTGGTAGTTGAGGCCGCTAATCGCCACGTCCTCGTAGCGCTCGGTAAAATCCTCGGTCGCCCGCAATGCATTGCCGGCATTACAGACTACCCGTACTCCATGCGAGCGATAGCGGAAATCCCGAATGTTGTCATCGAGGATCCAGTGCCGTTCATGGCCCGCCCTGGCGGCATGTTCCCAGACCCAGTTGCGGGCCGGAATCGAACCCTGGCCCAGGTCGTGAAACGGCAGCACCAGCAGCTTCTCGGCCCCGAAGCGCCAGCCGTAAGCCTCGGCCTCCGGCGGCTCCACCACCAGCCGGAACGGCACCCGGTCCTGCATCAGACAGCGCGCCGTCGAAGAGCAGGCTGGAATATCCCACCGCCCCTTGCTGATTACATAGACCGGATAACGCGGCAGAATCCGTCCGCGGCTGCCGGACTTACTTGGCTCCGCCATGGCCTACCCGCTTGTGGCCTAAAGAAGCTTCATCCTCGAACCGCACCGCTTTCAAATCCCGCATTCCCTGGTCCGGCCACCAGTAGGATTGGGCCTTTTCCAGCTTGCCCTGTAACGGCTTTAACTTAAGCCGCCGCAAACAGGCGTCACGGTCCTCCAGTGAACGGAAAAACAGCTTGAACTGGATCAGCTCCTTCGGATTCTCGTATTCCGGCATCCCGATCCATTCCGCCGCGGCCTCAGCCGAGCCAATCTCGGCCGCGTTACGGGTGGTATAGACCAGCGCCGCCACCATCGCCTCGTCGAAGCCCGTGCCCAGGAATCCGTCAATATCGACTTCCTTGATTTCCTTGAGCAACTCGCTCAAGGCGCGGTCGTCCGGTTCGCCCAACTGCCGGATATGGTTGTCCGCCACTAGCAGCCGCAATGCCCTGCCGTCCAGCGGCCCAATATCCAGCCGCTTGATCGCGATCTCGGTCCAGCCCAGCTTCCTGGCCCCCGCCACCACCCCGTGGCCGGCCAGAATCGTGCCGTCACGCGCCGTTACCACCGGCCGATATAAACCATGTTCCTTGAGGCTCTTGACGATATGCTCCAACTGGTCGTCGGGATGCCCGACGTAATTGCGCGGATGCGGCTTGAGCTCGCTTAGAGCCACTACTTCCGTAACAAACGGGGCTGCCGCCTCCGTAACCTTATTCGGCTTGTCCGGCTTGGCCATGTTCCGCTCCTGTTTCCTCCCGGCTTGCCGCCACCCACACCGCCTCCGTCATCATCTGCTTGTCCGCTTCCTGGATCAGCCCCGCACAGCAATGGCCACAACTTAGATTGCAGCCAAATACCGGCTCGATGACCCAGACGTGAGGCGAAGTCGCCCCCAACGGCTTGATCTTCCTGCCCGGCTTATACTGCGGCCAGCGAAACTGTGGTACCACGTTCCTACCTCCCGGTTTCTCTCTGCTCTATATGCTCATAGTTCTAGCAGAAGGTTGTTTAAACGTGCTAATTGGTTTAAAAAAATACTGCATCTAAGCGCGATAATCAGAAACGCCCGGCCCCTGCTGTCTGCCCTTTCCCTGTACCAGAAATAGCAACTTCGAACTGCCAGCTAATCCGGTATTCGGTTACTAGCCTAATGTGCGTCTGTATTGCGTCTGCCCCGTCCGTTCGTTAACGAATTTTCCCAATATGCTCGCGAATGTGGTTAAACCCGGCCAGGAAGCCGCCTGGGACAAGGCCAAGCAGATTGCGCTCAAACAGCGCAAGGCCTCCGATCCGCTCTACTGGGGCCTGGTCATGCACCTGTTCAAGTCCATGGTGGAGAAGGACGGCAGCGCGAGCGCCGAGGAACTGGCCTGGGCCTATCCCGAAGCTGAGCATGAAACGCAGACCGCCAGTACCGGCCCTGGCCGTGCCACCTGTACCGTATTGCTGGCCTACCACCGCGATCCCGACCAACCGATGCCCGCCTGGATCGAGGTCATGCCCGGCGGCCGCTTCCAGGCCGCCGACGGCCGCGGACCCTTCGTGGTGGCCGACGCGGAGGAAATCGTTCGGGCCTCCAATGAGGACATGCCCGAAGCCGGGATCGTCATCGACTACGATCACTCCACCGATCTTGCCGCCACCGAAGGTCGTCCCGCTCCCGCTGCCGGCTGGATCAAGCGGTTTAAGGTGATCGGCGGCAGAATCATGGCCGCGGTCGAGTGGACCAAAAAAGCTCTGGAAGCACTCAAGGCCAAGGAATACCGCTACATCTCGCCGGTCTTTGAACACGACAAGGGCAACCGGGTCGAACGTATCCTGCGCGCGGCGCTGACCAACAATCCCGCATTGACGGAACTCCCCGCGATCGCATCGAGGCAACAGGCTATGGCTAAGCATCAGGAGATGAGTCTGTCAGAACGCGCCCGCCGCATGGAGCAGGCCGTGTCCCGGCGCGATAATGAGGAAACCGCGGCCTATCACAAGCGGCTGATGAAACATCTGGCGCTGGATGACGAGGAAGAGGGTGCCGCCGCCGGACCGCCGGGAGACACCGATGCCGCTCCCGAAGACGACGAAGGCAGTACTGCCGATCTGGAGGACGAAGCTGCCGGTGCACTCAAAGATTGGGCCGAAGAGGAGGAGGGCGAGCCGGAGCATAGCGACAGCGTGGGCGATGATGAGGAACTGACCGCCCGCCATCGCGCGGAGGATGAAGCCCTGGCCCGCCGCCACGACGAGGAACTCGCCGCCTGCCGTGAGGAGGATATGCGCAGCCAGCTTACCGCCCGGCACAAGTCCGAATCCGAAGAACTGGCGCGCAAACATGACGAGGAACTGGCCGCGTTCCGTACCGCCGCGGCGCGCAAGGCAGGAGGCGGTCTGGAACACAAGGCCCAACCCGGCGGCGGCGAGGGCAAGAACGTCAGCGATACGGGAACCCCGATGAAATCACGCATGAGCATTCAACTGGTCAAGCACAACCGCCAGCTAATGAACACCGTCGGTAAGCTCATCAAGCGGGTCGATACCTTGGAACATCGCCACGTCAAGGATGTGGCCGTCAGCAAGGTCGATGCCGCGATCCGCTCCGGCCGTCTGATTCCCGGTCATCGCGAGTGGGGCATCCAGTACTGCTCGTCCGACCCCAAGGGCTTTGACAGTTTTCTGGCCGGACAACCCCAGATCATCGCCAGCGGCCCCGACGGGACCTTTACCGGCCGCGTCGGCGCACCTTCCGCCCAGGCGCAGCCGTTCAGCAGCAGCGCGCTGGAAATTCTGGCCAATATGGGACTGGAGACCGACGAGCAGATCGAACGCTGTGCCAAGGTGCAACAGAACTGGAATCTGAAGTTTCCGCGCCCGCAACTGCGCCTGGACGATAGCGCGCTGGATCGGCAGGACAAGTAAGAGGAGCACGAACCCACATGGCAGCACTTACCGGCTCTCGCAACACCTCGGAATGGGCAGTAGGCAATCGCTACCATTATGGCCTTGCAGGCGTAGAGGCGGCGACCTCGCTCTATGTCGGCGGCATGGTGGCGCTCGATGCCAACGGCTATGCCGTGCCCGCCCAACCGACCGGCGCCGGACCACTGGCTACCCTGCTGGTGGTCGGTATCGTGGAGTACGTCTATGCCGGAGGCATCATGCCGCCCGGCGTCAACGCCCTGAATCAGGCTGGCTTGGGCTCGGTCTTTCCCGGCGTACCGGCGGCTTCGCTCGGCAATGCCGGAGCCATCTCGGTCGGCATCGCCTGTTCGGTATTCGGCATGGACTTCGATGGCACCATTACCGGCGCGGTCAAAATGGGCCAGTTGGCCTATGCGCTGGACGATCACACGGTCACTCTGACCGCGACCGGCCATGTTATTGCCGGACGGATTACCGCGGTTGAGGGCGGCCAGTGCTACATCAACTTCGACTCGCGCGCACCGTGATCCAATCAGTACTCAAGCGGCCCCACGGCACCGACCATTCATTTCTCAAGCGGAGCATGCAAACGCCATGATGATAAGCGCGAACAACCTAACCGTGATGTTCACCGGCTTCGACACGATCTTTCAGCGTGGCTTTGAGATGGCTCCAAGCTACTACGAGAAGCTCGTCTCGGTCGTGCCGTCCTCCACCAGCCAGACCATGTATCCCTGGCTCGGCCGCACTACCGGCTTTCGGGAATGGACCGGCGACCGCGTGCTGCAGGCGCTCGAAGCTCATGCCTACACCATCGTCAACAAGACCTTCGAAGATACCGTCGGCATCGAGCGCGAGCGGGTGGAGGACGATCAGTACGGCGTCTACACCCCGGTCATCGAGCAACTCGGCTGGGACGCCCGTACCTTTCCCGATCAGCTCATCTTCGGCATGATGCGGGCCGCCACTTCCGGCTCTCCGGTCACCATCGGCAAGGTCACGATTCCGGTGCCGATCTGTTACGACGGGCTCAATCTCTATGCGGCCAATCATCCGGCTGGCCCGATGAACGAGACCTCGGCCTCCTTCCAGACCACCTTCTCCAACGTCAACACCTCCGGTACCGGCGCCTACTGGTATCTGGTCGATGCCGCCCGTCCGATCAAGAGTTTCATCTTCCAGAAGCGCCGTGAGTTTGCCGTCACCCGCATGAATACCGTGACCGACGAGGCGGTATTCTCGCAGCGCCTGTTCCGCTATGGCGTGGACGTGCGCTGTAATGCCGGTGTCGGCCTGTGGCAGCTAACCTACGCCAGCAATACCGACCTCTCCAATCCGGCCAACTATGCCGCCGCGGTAGCCGCCCTGCGCAACATCAAGAGCGATGCCGGAGTGCCGTTCGGGGCCTGGAACGGACCACCTACCAGCCGTTTCCTGGTCGTGCCGCCGTCACTTGAAGAAGTCGCCCGTCAGCTGCTACACGCGACTTTTGGTGCTGGCGCTATCGCAGGCGCGGTTAGTGCTATTCCTATTGCTAACGTTTACTTAAATGACGCGACCTTGATTGTTTCCGAATGGCTGGTCTAGGAGGTATCGTTTGATGAGCGATCAATCACTGGACCAAAGCTTCGCGCGCCACTTCTCGATGGCCGGCTCACCACCCGCCTACTCGCCGGACTGGAGCGGCAAGCTCGATGAACGGCCCGATACTCCTCCCGACGGGGAGGTCGAGATCGACGCCACCCAGCTTGATCTGCTGAAATGGTCGCTGGCCACCGTCGGCCCGGTGCTGCTTTCCATCAATCTGCCCAAGCAGGAGGCGCGCACCGGTATAATGGTGCTCGCTCTACCGGAATCGAAGGAAAGCCTGCCGGCAGATGTGATGCTGACCAAATATGATCATAACGGTCTCTTTTACGGCACGGAGCTATCGGCGGAGGGCACTCCGCAGCCCATCGTCCTATCCCCGGAAATGCTGCGCGGCCTTTACGATGACGGCATGCCCTATGTCACCAGCGCCACGGTGCAGCTAGTCTCAGGCTGGATACTGCCGGCAGTCGGTGCGCCCGGATGGAATCATTTGAGCAATCTCGGCCAGGAACTCGCCGCGGCGTTGCCGCCGCCGACCTCTACCGCCGAGAAGCAGACTACGACAGAAATCCCATCAGCAGCCAAGACCGAGACCGACCCGGCGACTCAGACACGACCGCGATGAAGTTAAGCCATAACCGACGACACCGCGCCTTGTTCTGCTAATTGCCGCTCAAGGCAGGGCGGACGCGCGTGCGCCTGGTCACAGGAGCAGACGTTAAATGAGCTACGCCATGCCTGCGGATATGGAGGCGCGTTATCCGGCCCGCGACCTCATTCAGCTTACCAACGAAGTCACGCCCCTGGTACTGACCTTCAACGCGGGCGATACCATTACTCTGCCTTATAGCCCGCTCTCGCTGGTATTCGTGCAGAGCCAACTGGAAGCCCCCTTCCCGCTGACCACCAGTACCTATCAGGAAGGCCCCGATTACACGGTCAACCGGACCACCGGCATGATTACCCGCGTCACCACCGGCAGCATCGCCGCCGGAGCCACGGTCTACGTCAGCACCGACAATCCGACCTTCATCCAGACCTTCCTCGACGATGCGACCGACGAGATCGACTCGATCATCCGCACCCGCTTCGCCCTGCCGCTGACCAACATCCCGCGCGAATTCACCCGCTTCTGCTGCGACATCGCCATGTACCGCATTCAGCAGTTGCGGCCGATCCACGATCTGGCCCGGGCCCAGAAGGTCTACGACGAGGATATTCACTACCTCGACCTGGTGCGTACCGGCGAGCGCAACCTCTCCCTGAGCCTGCTCAACCTCGAAATTGACGCGCCCAACAATCCCTCCGTGGTGTTCGTCAACTCGGGTGGAGACCCTACCGGCACGCTACCGCAGAGGGTATTCAACCGTGGTTCCCTCATCGGGATGTGATTCATATGGCCGAACCGGGTATTGCCCTTAAAATCGAAGTCAAAGGCCTCGCCAAGGCTCAGGAAGCAGTGAAGGAAATCGAGCAGCGCGGCGGCGATCTTAAGCTGCCGTTTACCAGCGCGGGCCGCTTTCTGCTCATGCGCACCCATGAGCACTTCGAAAAGACCGAGAGTGCCGAAGGCGAGAAATGGAAGCCCTTGTCGGGCCGGACGTTAAGGCAGCATCAGACCTACTACGAGCGCAAGCGCCGGAGGAAACCTCCGCCGGAAGGTGCCCGTACCGGCTACGAACCCTTGTTCCTGACCGGCCGCCTGCTCGCCTCGATCCAGATGGCCGCCAGCAAGGACGGCCTCTCTATCGGCACCAACCGCCGCTTTCCCGGCGGCACCAAGTCAGCCGGCGCCATCCATCAACTCGGCGGCCTGGCCGGGCGCAATCATACCGTCCATATTCCAGCCCGTCCCTTCCTGGGCATGAACGAGGATGATGCCGACCGCGTGGCGGAGATTCTGATGAGTTTTCTGGCCAAGTCATGAGCACTCCGCCCTATCTTCAGCCGCCGCCGTGGCCGGGAGGCGGGAGCTTCGAACCCCCCACCGCGGGCGACATTGCGAGCATCGAGGCCGCCCTGGTGCAGCGCCTCCAGTTGCAGATCGGCAGCAACGGGCCCAATGCGGTTGAGGTGGTGCATTTCCCCGACAAGCCGGAGAAGTACCGGGAGGTTCACCGCATCGGCGTGGTCATGGTGATCTACGGCGGCTCGGATTACGGCGAGATTATCGACACCAGCTTCATGATGCAGGAACGCACCCTCGAATGGGTCATCGCGGTGCTCATGCGTGATCTCGGCTGGGCCTACGGCGGTCCCCGTTCCGGCACTTCGCCGGGGGCCTATTCGATCATCGAGGCCATTCGTGCCGCGCTCATCGGCTGGGTGCCGACCGGGGCCTGCACGCAGATGCGGCCGCTCGGCGACAAGTTCGTCGAACGCGACTCGGAAGGTGGCGTATGGATTTACGAGATGCGCTTCTCGACCCGGGCCATGTCGGTGCCCTACTATGCGCCGCCCGACGACCAGTATCCGCCGCTGACCCACATCAAGCTCATGGAGGAGAACGCCATCACCACGACGCCGGTCCCGGCCGCCTCCTACACCTTCTCCGGCACCGCGCCGCAGACCGTCACCCTGCCCCAGCGCAACGTCTCGATGGTGGTGGTGATGAGCAGCAATCTCGCGATCACCTACGTGCTCAATACCGACTATCTGCTGGACAGCGTGCACGGCATCATCACCCAGATCACGACCGGCGCGATTACTGCCAACGAGCAGGTCACCGTCAGCTACGACTATGCCGACATCGTGGACGTGCCCGACCCCAACTGGCCGCAGCAGTAAAATTCATGGCCGCACAACCGACCGATCTTTGCACCGTCCCCATCTGTGGCCACCAGCATCAGCAGCACTGGTGGGACGCCATTCACCCGCGGCAGACCCGGCTCATCGCGCCGCTCCAGCCCCGGCTGACTGCCGGACTTTGCACGCTCTGCGCCTGCACCGGCTATCAGGCCGCCAGCTATACTACGGTCGCGTCGGCGGAGGATTCGCTAGAATCGGCATCATGAGCACCGAAAACCACGATGAACCGGTCCGACTGCCGGCGATAATCACCAGTTCCTGGACGCGGGAAATCCTCGAGAACGGACGCAAGCGCTTCAAGTTCCATGCTATCCAGGTCCCGTTGGATCATTCGCCAGCACCCGTTATCCAGGTCGCTGTTGAGCATCCCCGCCTTGCGGCGCCTCCGGTGGTAGTGGGAGAACTGGTGCTGGAAATCGTCAATCTGGACGTGGCGCGGATTCTGATAGCCGCGGTCCAGCAAGTACTGGCGGCACAGCCGCCCGAGCTGCATAGGGTGCCGGGATGGAGCAAACCGTAGAGAACCAAGTCGAAGTCCTGTTCAACGCCGCCGGAGACTATTACATCGCAGGCGTCGGCCGCAACCATACCTTCTGGTTGTCGGTCGGGAAGTTCCCCTTGCCAGTAGCCGACAAGTGGCAATTGCCCGGAGCCTACGCCGCCTGCATCATGCGCGGACGCGATTACTACCGGCTGGCGTTTAATCCGTGGACCCTGCCGCAAACCGCCGGACAGGGCAAATTTCTGCTGGCCGATGATGAGTTGGCAAGAGACTACCGGGACGCCTGCTGGTGGTCCGCGGCGCTCGAAGAGGCGTGGCGCAGCCTCGACAAGGTGCCCGCCATCACTGCCGTACTTAATGCACTGCTTGAGCAAAAGGATCGCCGCATTGCCGAACTGGAGACGATGCTGTACGACCGGCCCGCCGAAGCAAAACCGGAAGCACCGCGTACTGAACCGGCACGCACCAGCGCCCGCGCCCCGCGCAAGGAGCAATAGACCATGGCCGACCTCCACGCCAAACCCAATCTCGAACCCGCCGATCCGCCCGCGCCCGCTCCGGTCGCGGTGCTGAACGTGCTCTATTCCGCTTTGCAGGACGTGTACCAGGTGCCGAGTTGCGCGCAAAGCTTCTGGCTCAGCACGATGGTTTATTATCAGGACGACCAGCACGATTCGGTGGCCACTGCCGACGGCCTCGGCTATCGGCGCAAGTATGCGCAGCCGGGGATGCCGATTACTCCCGGCAGCTTTTCCGCCTTGCCGCAGACCGATCCATTGGTGGCCGATTACCTTTACACCTGCCCGACCGCGACGCCGTTGGGCAGTACCGAAACCAAGGCGCCGTCCTCCGATCTGACCGGGCAGGACGGGTAATGATCGTCTACCTCCAGATATTCGGCACCGCGCTAATCTTTTTCGGCGGCATAGCACTCGGCTTTTATCTGCGCGGAAGGTTCGAGTGGCACCAGCGGCGGCACCACAATCAAGCGCAGTTGGAACGCTGGCGCAGACAGGCGAACTCCCCCAGGTCAGCACGCAAACTCAGTCGGGCAGAAGGACACTGATATGGCAGGACCGGCCTTTTTACATGGCGTTGAAATCTTCGAGTACACCGCAGGTCCGGTACCGGTAACGGTACTCGGCGCTGCCGTCGTCGGCATCGTCGGCTCCGCGCCGCTTTTTGCGGTACCCGGCGCATTGCCCTTATGGAGCTCCCGCCGTCTGGTTCAGGCGCAACCCGGCTGGGCGGCTTCGACCATGCAGCAGGTCGGCAGCCTGATCGTCGATACCAACGGCAATACCCAGAAATGCACCACCGCAGGCGTGACCGGCACTTCGCCGCCGTTCTTCGGGCGCACGCTCAACGCCACCACCAACGACGGCACCGCAAGCTGGACGCTGATCGCGGTCGGGGCCAGCGCCGGATACCAGATCGTGGACTCGCGCGGCAATGTGGAGACGGTTACCGGCGTATCTACTGCCAACTATGCTACCGGCACCGCCTATGTCGTGAGCCAGTTGGCCATCGACGGCAACGGTAATACGCAGCGCTGTCTGGTGGCGGGAACCTCCGGCGGTACCGCACCGACCTGGAGCACCACGCTCGGTGCTTCCACCACCGATAACACGGTGACCTGGGTGCTGGTGGCCATCGGCCGCGCGGGCCTGACCGGCACTACGCAACCGACCTGGACCGGCACGCTCAACGCGACCATCGTGGACGGGACTGCCACTTGGACCACGACCCAACTCGGCCCGATCGCCAATCTACAAACCCCGACCCTGGTGCTGGGCGCGAACCCCAATTCGCTCGCGCCGGGACAAACCGGCACGTTCGGCCCGATGATTCAGGGCTACACCATCCCCTACGCGCTCAATCAGGTGTTCCAGCAGGGCGCGGGCCAGTGCATCGTGGTCAACGTCTTCGATCAGACCAAGCATTTCACCAGCCTCTCGGCGCAGAGTCTGGCCTTTCCGGCAACCGGCGTGCAGGCGATTAACCTGGGGCACATGGGCGTTTCGGGCGTGGTCGTAACCAATGTCGGCGCCACCATCACCTATCTCCAAGGCGCGGACTATACGGTCGACCGCACCAACGGCGTAATCACTGCCCTGGGCGGCGGACTGATCGCTGCCGGGCAGAGCGTGCTGGTGACCTACAACTATGCCGATCCTTCGAAGATCGTCGATGCCGATCTGGTCGGCACCGTAACCACCGGAGTCTATACCGGCATCCAGGCTTGGCGCATCTGCTATTCGATGTTCGGCTTCTTCCCCAAGCTGCTCATCGCGCCGAGCTACGATCCCGCCATCGGCCAGAGCGTGGGCAGTCAGGACGCCACCGTGGCGGCCGCGCTGGCCTCAGTCGCCATCGCGATGCGCTCGGTCTACTTCGTGGACTGCGCCGCCTACCAGACGCCGCAGCAGCTGCTGGTCTCGCGCGGCACCGCGGGCAGTTCCTTCAACAGTTCCGACCGACGGGCCTATCTGTGCGGACCGCACGTTCTGTTCAGCGATTCGGGCCTCAGCCCCACTGGCGTCAGCATCAATCCGGTAACCGGCGCGACCATCCAGAACGCGGTCAATCTGACCCGCAGCACCGCGCTGAGTCCTTTCGTAGCGGGCGCGACCAGCGGCAACGACGCGGTACAGGGCTACTGGTGGGGACCGTCCAATCTGCAACTCAACGGACCGCTCGGCACCGACGTGAACCTCTATGCCAGCCCGATCGATCCCAACAACGACGCCAATAATCTCAACGCGCAGGGCATCGGTACGGTGTTTCAGGCCTACGCTACCGGCTATCGTTCATGGGGCAATCGCAGCGCGGCTTTCCCGACCTACTCCTCGCCCGACACCTTTCTCGCGGTGCGCCGCATCATGGATGGAGTCGAACAGTCGCTCCAGGTCTCGATGTTCCAGTTCCTCGACCAGCCGATTACCAACGGACTGATCTCGACCATCCTGGCCTCGGCCAACGGCTTTCTGGCCACCATGGTCGGACGCGGCGCCTTGATCGCGGGCACCGCCACGTTCAATACCTCCGAGAATCCCCCGGCGCAAATCGCCAACGGGCAGTTGGTCTTCGACATCAGCTGCATCCCGGCAATCCCGGCCGAACGGCTGACCTTCAACGTCACGCTCGATACCACGCTGCTCACCACCATCACCGCGGTGGCGGCTTGAGCGAGAACACTGACCGCAGGTTACGAGGTATCCAATGGCTGAACTGATAAATGTTTCTCGAATTACTAATGCCAATATCTATCTGGACGGAGCCTCCCTGCTGGGCCGTGCCGACGAAGTGGAACTGGCTTGGCCCAAGGCCAAGATGGTCGATCACAAGGGCCTCGGCATGTTCGGCACCGGCGAGTTTCCCTCCGGCATCGACAAGCTCGAAGCCAAGGTCAAGTGGTCGTCGATCTACGTGGAAGTGCTCAACACCATGAGCATCTTCGCCAGCCATCAGTTTCAGATCAGGGCCAGCATCGAGCAGTTCACCTCCTTGGGCCGCACCGCCGAATCGCCCTTCGTCGGCTACATGACGGCGCTGTTCAAGGACGGCGGACCGCTCAACTTCAAGCAGCACGAACAGGTTGACTTCCCGTCAACCCTGGTAGTCTATTCGTGCCGCTACGACATCAACGGCCGCACCTGCCTGTTCTACGATCTGATGAGCAATCAGTACGTGGTCAACGGCGTGGATCAGCTCGCGCAGTACCGCGCCAACATCGGAGCCGCCTGAACATGAGTGAGGAATTTCCCAAGATCATAATGCTGCCGTACAGCGGTCGGCAGGCCACCGTCCTGCACCGCCTCCATGGCCGCGAGGCCCGCATGGCCGAGCGCGCGGTCGGACGCAACGCGGGCGGTACCGCGCTGACCTACGCCATGATGGCGCTGGTCACGCTGCTCGACGGCCAGCCGGTAGTGGTGGAGGACTTCGACGCGCTCGATCTGGAGGACATTACCGCGATCAGCGATGCCCTGGGGGTGACCGGACAGGCCGAAAAAAAATCCCCAACCGAGCCAGTCTCGCAGCCCTTGTCAAATGGGGGTTTGCCGCCCAGGAACTAGACCGCATGGACCTCGACGATCTGACCGACTGGCTCGAAGCGGTCAACGAAGCCGCCGAAATCGAGCGCGAACTGATCGAGAGCGAAGCCGAGAAGCATCGGCGCTGACTACCGATCCACCCCTAAGCACCTACTGTCATGGCGATCAAAACTTTCGAGCTGGGCTTCATTCTCAAGGCCACCGACCTGATGTCCGGGGTGATGGACCACGCCCGCGAGAAGCTTGGCGAGCTGGGCGAGACCGCGGAGCACATGCGGGAAACCGGCGAGCGCCTGAATGTGGCGGCCGGTCTGGCCTCGGAGGGCATCGAGAAGATCGGGGAAATGGCCGAGGCGGTGCATGAACCGGCCATCGCCATGCAGCAGGTCATGGCCACCACCGCGGCGGTAACCGGCGCCAGCGCCGCCGAACTGGGCGAGTTCAAGGAGCGCGCGGTGGAGTTCTCCAATACCCATCCGGGCGTGACCGCGGAGGAATGGCTGACCAGCTTTACCCGGATGAAGGGGATTTTCGGCGACACCAAGAAGGCTTACGAAGCCGCCGACGTATCCGGCATGCTAGGCCGCTTCGGGGTCGACGCCAGCGATTCGGCCCGGCTGTTCCAGGTCGCTTCCGAGAATTTCGGCGTCAGCGCGACCAAGACCGGCGACACCATCGCTAAGGCCATGCAGGTCGCCGGACTGGCTCCGGAGTCGATGGGCGAACTGGCCCAGGGCATCGGACGGGGCGCCGCCGCGGCGGTCAATGCCCATGCGCCGTTCAGCGAACTGGTCGCCACCCAGGCCGAGGCCATCCGGCTCTTCGGCGGCGGACGCGGCGCGATGGTCTTTAACTCGATGCTGCAATCACTTCAGCAGGCCCAGGCCCAGGGCAAGATCGCGCTCGACTTCTCGCACGGCAATATCGCCGCCCTCCAGCAGCTCAAGGAACAACTGGTCGGTACCATGAATCTGCCGCCCAAGTTCTACGAGATGAGCACCAAGGCGCAGGAGAAATTCCTGGTCCACATGGGCAGTGCCCAGAGCGGTCTGGCGCGGCTGGCCGCCCTGGGCGTCAGCGATCCGGTACAGGTGCTCAATCTGCTCAACCATCTCGGCGACGTGCAGAAACTCCAGGGTCAGCTTGGCGACACCTCCGGCACGCTGGCGGCCAAGTACGCCGTGGCCACGAACAACATGGCCGACGCCACCAAGCTCCTGCACCAGAACTGGGAGAACTTTGCCGACGCCCTGGCCACACCCGCTCTCCCGACCGAAACCGCCGCGATCCATCTGTTCGGTGATGCTTTGAAAACGCTTACTCCGGTCATGGAGCATCACACCTATATCGCGGCTGGTCTCTCGCTCGCCTTGCAGGGCATTTCGACTGCCGGCCATATCGCCATTACCGCCATGCAGACCGTCGGCTCGACCATGATTCTGGCGAGCTACGGGGTGCAGGGCCTGGGCAAGCTGATGAACTGGCTCAAGGGCGTGGAGGCAGTAACCGCTACGGCAGAAGGGGCCCAGGCGCTGGCCACGGAAGGACTTGCCGTGGCCGAGGGTTCGGCGGAGGTAGCGAGCGTAGGACTTGCTGCTTCGCTGTGGGCCGTAATGGCGCCGATGCTGCCCCTCATCGCGATCGCTGCCGCGGTGGCGCTCCTGGCTTATGAAATCTACGAGCATTGGGATGCTATCAAGCCCCGGCTGGTGGGCTGGTGGGACGACGTTAAGGCCGCCTTCGTCAGATTCGGCGCATGGCTCAAAGCTTGGGCTCCGGTCATTGGCGAGATCGCGCTCGCCATGTTCGTGCCGATGGTGGGTATTCCGCTGCTGCTTTATCGCCATTGGGATGCGGTCAAGGCCTCCTTCGATAAGCTGGCGGAATGGCTGGCGGCCTGGTTCACCGACAAGATCAAGTGGTTCGAGCAGGCCGGCTCGCGGCTCATCCGGGCGCTGCATGACGGCATGATGAAGGTGGTGCATCTGCCGGGCGAGGCGGTCAGCGCCTCGATGGGCTTCGTCCGCCGTCATCTGCCCTATTCTCCGGCCAAGGAGGGACCGCTGCGCGATCTCGACCGGGTCCGCATCAGCGAGACCATCGCGGCCTCCATTCGTCCAGGGCCGGTGATCGCCGCGATGCGGGGTTTAACCCTGTCGATGCTGGCCAACTCCGCTCCTGGAGCGTCCCCTGGCCGTCTGGGCGGTATGTCTGGGGGTCCGACCATCATTCTCAACCTGACCTATGCTCCGGTTATGAACGGGGCCGGGGGTGGTCAGCGCGATCCCCGGCGTGATGCCGATGAACTGGTCAGAATCGTTATGGACCGGCTCCGCCGCGAAGCGCGTCTGCGTTTTTCCGCCTAGCGATGCGCGATGAGCGCATATTCGATCCGGTCAATCAGGCGGCTCGCATCATCAATATCGAGACGCTGGTGTTGCCGTCGCAATTTATTGCGATCAATCATACCGCGGCGGAGATCAGCCCGGAGCACAAGTTGATGGTGGCAGTACTGGAGGATGCTTTGCGGACCTGGCAGCGGCGGCATCTCAAGGCGGGCACCCGTTCCTTCCGTCAGCAGCAGGAGGCCCACGTCTGGCTGTTTGCCGACAATCTGCCGGTGCGCCTGACCTTGCACGATGTCTGCGAGGCCCTCCAGCTTGACGTATCCTGGCTGCGCAGCCGGCTACGCGCGTGGCGTCACCAGCAAACCGGCGACAGCACCATCAGATGGCGGCGCGTGCGGTCTGCTACGGTCGGCGCGCGGGTACTCGCGATCCCCCGCCCCAAGTCGCGCAGGCGGTTGAAATAGCCGATCATGGCGTGGGGCAGTCTAGGCGCGATCGTCTTTGAAGCACTGGTTTCGCCCGAACAGTTCCGGGCGCAGAACGAGTACACCTATGCCGAGCATCAGGTGGTCGAAGCCCCGCCGCTGTTGCAATGGCTGGCCAACGGTTCGCAGCAGATTTCGCTGGACTTCTCGTTTCACGTCTCCTATTGCGACCCCAACAGCCAAATGCTGGCCCTGCGCCGGGCGGCCGAACAGCATCAGGCGCTGGCGCTGGTGTTCGGCAACGGCGGCTTTCGCGGCTACTTCGTCATCCAGTCCCTCGAAGAGACCTTCCAGCAAACCGCCGATGACGGCTCCTATGTCGCGCTCATCGCCAAGATTGAACTGCGTGAATGGTTCCTGGCGACCAGTTCAGGCGGAACCTCAGCCGTGACCCTGCCGACCGGCGCAACCACCCGCACCGCCACTCCGCCGCCCGCGATTCTGACCTCGACGCCCGGCTCCGGCAGTCCCGCACCGTACAACGCGCTCGCGCCGATCGGTCCGAGCAATACCTTGCCGCCCGCGGCGATAGTCACCCTGTCCAATGCTGGTGTGCCGCCCGGCACCACCTATTCGTCGGCACCCTACACAGAACCCGGCACCAGCGCGCTCGCCGGTCCCGGGCCGGGGACGCCCGATCCCTCCATCGATTTCAGTTCGGTGCCGACCCGTTCGATTGCCCGCGGAGGCTGGTAGTCATGGCGCAGACCCAATTTCTTACCCATATTACCCGGGCCGGGGAACGGTGGGACTCGCTGGCCTGGATTTACTATCACGACGCCACGCTGTTCGGCCCCATCGTCCAGACCAATCCGCAGATTCCGATTGAAGCGGTCTTCGAAGCCGGCATGACTATCGGCGTACCGATCCTGACGGTGGACGAGACCGCGGCCGATCCGACCGACCTGCCCCCGTGGAAGCGCTGAGATGGCGGCCAGCGGCATCAGCTATCCGATTCGCACTCCGGCCTGGACGCTGACCTATGCCGGAAGCTCGCAGGTGGCCAACGATATTGCCCCGATCCTGATCGACCTGTCCTATACCGACAAGACCGAAAAGTCAGCGGAGGAGTTCGAGGTCACCCTGGCCGACCGCGAAAAGAGATGGCAGGGTCCGTGGTTTCCCGACCGCGGCGACACCATCACGGCGACTATCGGCTATCGCGGCGAACGGATGCTCAGGTGCGGGACGTTTCAGGTAGACGAGGTGGAATTGAAGGGTCCGCCCGATCAGGTCCACATCAAGGCCATCGCGACCGGCATCACCCCCGACATTCGTACCGCGCGCACCATGGGCTACGAACCGGGCGTCGAGGGCGGCCGCCTGACCCTGCTCGATGTGGCAGGCAACGTGGCACGGCGGCACAATCTTACGCTGGTCGGTGCGCCGGAACCGATTGACGTGAGCTTCGACCGCCTTACGCAGCACAAGGAGACCGACCTCCAGTTCCTGCAACGGCTGGCCGTCGAGCACAACTACACTTTCTCCATCAAGGGCAACGAGTTGATCTTCTTCTCGCGTACCACGCTCGAGTCACAGCCGCCGGTCCTGGCCCTCTCGCGCCACGACTGCATCTCCTTCCAGTTCAAGATCGTGACCAACCTGATCTTTGCCACCGGCAACGCGACCTATCAGGTGGCCGATACCAAGACGCTCAGCACCGCTACCGTGGACTCCCCCACGCCGACACCGACCAAGGACGTGAGCCGCACCATCAACCGCGCGATGAGCGACCAGCACGCGCAGCTTAAGGCCAATGCTGCGCTGCACGAAACCAACAAGGAGCAGATGACCGGCACCATCGAGACCATCGGCAATGTCGCGCTGCTTTCCGGCAACAGCATCATGGTGGGCGGCTTCGGCAAATTCAGCGGTCAGTACTACATCGATCAGGCCCGTCATCGGCTCGACCGTTCGCGGGGCTACACCACGGAAGTAAGCTTCCGCAATCTGCCGGCACTGACGCCGACGTTCTAGGCCGCAGCATGTTCGAGCACGGTTTCAGGATTGGTCTGGTCCAGGAGATCGGGACCGGCGCGAAGCAGGGGCGGGTGCGCGTGCGGTTTCCCGATCACGACCAGGTGGTCTCATGGTGGCTGTTCGTCTGCGTGCCGAAAAGCGGCAGCGGCGGCAAGGGCTGGTGGATACCGGATTTGGGGGAGCAAGTGCTGTGCCTGATGGACAAGTACGACGAGGACGGCGCGGTGCTCGGCGCGATCTATTCGTCGGCCGACGTGGCTCCGAGCAGCAATACCACCGCGCCCTCGGCTACCAAGCTGACCCCGGACGGAGCCTTGCCGGTCGATCCCACCCCGCTGACCTCGACCGGTCTCAGCGCCATGTTTGTCGAAGCAGCCGGCAAGTTTCCGCAGCTTAACAACGCCTTTCCCGGCATCAGCGGCGGGGCGCTGCTGCAGGCGATTGCCTTTACCGAATCCACCCTTGGCGCCAACAAGATCGGACCTATCGGGGTAGATGGCACCCGTTGCTACGGCGTAATGCAGATCAACCCCAAGGCCCATCCGGGCTATTCACCGCAAGAGTTAATCAGCAATGACGAGCTAAATATCCGGCTGGGCGCGGCCGATATTGCGGGGAAGATTACGCAATTCGGCAGTTACGACGGTATGGCTCACTACAAGGGCTGGAAGTATGGCTACAACCAGTCCAGCCGGTCCAAAGGGCAGGTGGATGCAGTTATCGCCTATGCACAAGCACATCCACTCTGACAGGAGGCAGCACGATGGGTGCCGACGAATGGAGTCCCGATGATTTCGGTCAGCAGTTCTCGGACGGTGGCGGCTGGCGCTATAACCGGGCGGTCTCGGTATATTCCGTTTCGACTCCGGATGGCGGAACGCTGCGCCTCGACGGCATCAATCATCTCTATGAACTCCGTGCACCTGACGGCAGCCAGTTGCGGCTCGATGCAGCGAACGGCATCTATGAATTGCTCAACGCCAAACAGATGAGCATCCGGCTCGACGCCGCGGGCAACATTACCTTGAACGCGACCAATCAGGTCAGCGTGATCGCGCCCAAGCTCAACCTCTTCGCCACCGCGCCCGGAGTTTCCGGCACGCCGACCGCCTGGACACCTACCACCGCCTACGCGCTAAACGAGCTGGTTACCGATGCAGCAGGCAGCGTCTGGCGCTGTACTACGGCAGGGGTTAGCGGCGAGACCACGCCAGGCTGGAGCGGGACCGGCAGCAGCCTGAACGACGGATCGGTTACCTGGGGAGGCGCGACCAGCGCCTCGACCTTCGTGGCGCTCGACACCAGCAACGTCACCATCGCGGCTTACCAGAACGTGACCATAAGCGTGCAGGGCACCATCGCCCTCAGCGCTCAACAAGGCATCACGCTGCAATCACAGCAGGATATAACGCTCAATACCGACCATTACGGCACGTCAGTTGACGCCTGGGCCACGAACTACAACCAGCACATCCATGCCGATCCGCAGGGCGGCACCGTAGCGGTCATCCCAACTCCGCTAACCTGAGCAGTACCGAAGTCCTACCATGAGCAGTGATGCCGTCACCCTGGCCGACCTTACCAGCACCGACTGGTCGCTCGCCCTGGATCGTTCCACGCCGACCCAGACCGCCGGTTCCGGCATCGGTCTGGTGGTGCAGGGCGTGGCCGATATCAACCAGTGCATCTCCATCATTCTCTCGACTCCGCCGGGCACCGATCCGCTGCGGCCGACCTTCGCCTGCGATCTGCTATCCTGGCTCGACAAGCCGCTGGCGGTAGCCCGTTCCGGCATTTCCTCCGCCGTGATCACGGCCATTGCGCTCTGGGAGCCGCGGGTACTGGTGGTGCCGCCCATCGTGATTAATCCGGGCATCCTCGGCCAACTGGTGATCTATCTTACGTGGCGGCTCAAGTCCTCCTCTCCGATCGCGGGAGCCAATCAACAGCTAGTGTTGACCCTACCGAACCCATCAGCAACATGAAGGGCTGATGGCAGGTAGCGATGAGCAATCCAGTCTGGACGCCAAATACTCCGGTTGCGCCCGGCAAGGTGATCGTCGATCCAAACGGAAACATCGAACAATGGTCGGGCACCGCCACTCCCGGCTCGACCGGCGCAGTCCTGCCGGTATTCAGCAATCTCATCGGTACCTTCACGGCTGACGGCAACGGCGGCTGGACCTGCATTGCCGTGCTGGAAATTGCCCAACTGCCCCCGGCGCTTACCGCTCTGCCCATCCCGGTATTCGTGACCGATGCCGACGGACTCAATCCGCAGGCCGTACTGAGCGACATGATCGCGGCCTTCCAGAACCTCAGCCAGCGGACGCTCTATCCGGCCCAGGTCGAGCAGCTGCTCATCAATGACTATGCCTACCGCGAATCGCTGGTCCGCAACGCGATTCAGTGGTGCGGCATGCAGTGCTTGCTGGCCTATTCCTCCTATCCGATGCTGGATTATCTGGGCCAACTGGTGGGGGTTTCCCGCCTGCCGCCGCAGGGCGCGAGTTGCGTGCTGCAATTCACCCTCGGCGCGACCTCGATGCAGCCGTTGACGATTGCTGCCGGCACGCTGGTCGGTACGCAGGACGGCGCCTTCGCCTTTGCCACGACTGCCGATCTGACCATTGCGGCCGGAGCTCTCAGCGCCACCGTATTCGCCACCGCCACCACGACCGGCATGGCGGGCAACAACTACCCGATAGGCAGCGTCAGTGTGCAGCTGCGGCCCAATGCGCAGATCGCCGCGGTGACCAACACCACCATCACCAGCAATGGCGGCGACGTGGAGACGGACGATCATCTGCGCGAGCGCATCCAGCTAGCGCCCAATCGTTTCAGCGTGGCGGGACCGAGCGGAGCCTATGCGTTCTGGGCCTTCTCGGCCGATCCCTCGATCGTGGACGTGCAGATCACCACGCCCGTTCCCGGCACCGTGGATGTGTGGGTTCTGACCGGCCCGGTAACGCAGCCCGCGGCGGCCCCCAATACTGCCGGAATCGCCTCCGCCGCCCTGCTCGCTAAGGTCCTGGCCGTAGTCAATGCCGACACCGTGCGGCCGCTGACCGATACCGTAAACGTGCTGGCGGTCAACGAGGTGGACTATCAGGTGGTGGCCACGGTGACGCTCTATGCCGACGTTGATCCCGTCACCACGATGACCGCCGCCCGCAATGCGGCACAACTGCTGGCGCAGGACCTGGCCAACCGCATCGGACGCGATGTGGTGGGCGAGGAGTTCATCGCGGTCATCGGCTCGGTGCCCGGCGTTTACCGGGTGGTGCTGAGCCAGCCGGCCTATACTCCGCTGACGGCCGGACAATGGGCCAACTGCACCGCGATTGCGCTGACCCAGGTTATCGGCACGGAGCATAGCTGACGTGGCCAACTTGCAGCCGCAATGGTCGATCCGCGACACCCGCTCGCTGGCGCACATGGCGCTAATCGACCGTCTCCGGCTGCTCGATCTCAGTCCGCTGCTGGTCTATCGGATCGACTCGGTACCGGACTCGGCACTGCCCGCCCTGGCCTGGCAATTCGATCTAATCAATCCGTTGTGGGGCCTGCTGGCGGGCACCAGCGCTTCGCAGCGCGACACTATCAAGAACTTCGCGCCGCTCCATCAACTCAAAGGCACCGTCGCCGCGCTCAAGACCGGACTGGCCAATCTGGGCTATCCGAACTGCACGATTCTGGAAGGTCAGGCGAGTTGGGGCGGAACCTCCTGGCCCTCCAGCCAAGGCTGGGCGGTGGTGCGCATCGTCATACCGGTGCCGGTCTGCGTGGAGGGACCGGACACCCCGCCGTGGGACCAGACCGTGGCCTATCATGGCGGCAACATCGTCACCTACAACAACAACTTTTTCCGCGCGCTGATCAGCCCCAATCCCGGCACCGTGCCGCAATTCACCAGCATGGACCAGATCGTGGACATCGACCTGATCGAGAACATGGATACCCTGGTGCAGTATCCGTGGTGGCTGGAGACGCCGGGAGCACTGTGTACGCCAACCTCCGAAGAGGTCGATCGGATTATCGCGCTGTTCAATTTCGCCAAGCCCGAACGCTGCTGGCTGGACACGATTGTCTTTCAGTTTCCGGCCATAGCGGATCAGCTGCTGCCGACTCCGAGCGACGTACAAGGCTCCTTCGACTATTTGTTACCGATACCAAGCGACGTGTTTACCTGGGTGGCGCAGCCGCAGACCGATCCGCTGACTTTCGTGCCGCAGCATAATCGGACCTACCAGCACGCGGGCTTTACCTACGCCGATCAGCCCATCGGGCCGACCGACGGGGCCACCACGCTTAACGGCATCCCAATCGAGGGCAATCCATGATGAGAGGTTTTGTTCGCCTAGCACGCTGGCAGCACGGCAGGCTCCTGTGGGTGCGCGAGCAGGAAAATCTGATAGTCAGTGCCGCGCTGCCGTTGATCGCGCATCTGGTTGGCGGCGGCCCCAGCAGCAATGCCATCGCCGCCTTCGGCATAGGTTCCGGCACCACCGCACCAGCGATTGCCGATACCGTACTGGTCGCCCCGGCCTACTACAAAGCCCTGTCGGCACCGACCTATCCGCAGGCCGGTCAGGTCCAGTTTACCTGGACCATTACCGGCGCTGGCGATCCCGGCGCGGTCGGTCTCAACGGGCAGGAACTGGGCATCTTCGCCAATACCGGCGCGGCAACCCTGCCCAGCACCAGCAGCAGCGGACTTACCATGTATGCCCATCTGTTGATGGCGGTCGGCCCGATACTGAGTACCGGAACCTATACCGGCACCTGGACCTTCGTGGCCTAGACGCGGCGGGAAAGCTCATGGCCAATCTTTCAGCCAACAGCGGTTATGTCTGGACCGACAACGATGTCTATTCCATCGCGCTCAACGATAACGTGGAGGGTGCAGGCAGCGGGGCCAGCTTTGGCGGCATCGGCATCGACAACGAGCCGCATCAGGTCCTGCTCAACAAAGTTCAGTTGACCCATCAGAAGCAGGTTGCCGACGAAAGCAATATCACTGCGCTGCTGGCGTTTCAGGCGCTGTTCACTTCCCATGCGGGGACCAACGGTTGGCTCAAGGCAGGATTCCAGGATACCGCGCTTGGACAGATCGATGTGATCTTGCAATGGGGCACGATCGTTATCTCCAGCAGCGGGGGCAACCTCGCGGCCAGCTACAGTCTTAACTTCGGGTTTCCTCTCGCGTTTCCCAATAATTGCTGGAATGTGGTCGGCTCAATGCTGGGCTTTGCGCCCATCGCGCTGACCAATGCTTCGGTCTGGCTGTTCTTCGAGGCCATCGCCAAAACCGGCGCCAGGGCTCGGATTGGCACTAATTATCCGGGCACCAATCTAATAGTCACCAGTCCGCCAGCAGGCGTCACCTGGATGGCGATCGGGTATTGAAATGCGAAGCAAGCAGAATCGGCGCAAACGCTACTGGTGCTGGACCGGCCTGGCCGTACTGCTGGTCTGGTTCAACGTGCGGCAGGCGGGCGCGCAATGCAATCCGATTCCGCCCGGTCTCTCAGGCTCGGCCTACCAGAACGCGGTCAACGCCAAGTTCTGCGGCACCGACACCAGTTCGCCGCAAATCGCCCATGTGCTGGCCGCCAACCTGCCCGCCAGCGTAACCAACGGCCTGCTGTACTACGTTGACGATGGCCTGCCCGGGTCGGTTCCCTGTCAGGGCGGCGGCTCTGGCGCGATTGCCCAGGGCATCAACGGGGTCTGGACCTGCGGTGCGCCGGGCGGCGGCGGCACGCCGACCACCGCCTGCGGGCAGAGCGCGATAGTTCTGTCCTCCGGCGGCACCGCGACCTACTCCGACGCCTGTGTGACGACGACGAGCTACTGTTCGTGCCGCGATCAGACCGATCCGTCGCAGGCCTGCTATGCGGACAATGCGACGGCAGGCTCGGTGGTCCTGTACGGCAACGCCAGCGATCAGGTGCAGGCGCTTTGTGCTATCAAGTCGCCGGTATACCCGGCGGTTTCTTCGTGCGTCGGGACGCTAAATTTATCAAGTGGCAGCGGGACGTTTTCTAATTCGTGCATAGTCGCGCAGAGCTACTGCTCATGCCGCGATCAGACGGTCACCAGCAATTCCTGTTACGCCGACAATCCGACGGCCGGCTCGGTACTCCTGCATGGCAATGCGAACGACGCGATTCAGGCGATCTGTTCGCCCATCGCGCCGGTCTCGAACACGCCGATTCAGGCCTGCACCGCGGCAGTTCTGCTGGCAAGCGGCACGGCGAGCTTCGTCAATTCATGCGTGACCGCGCAGAGCTACTGCGCCTGCCGCGACGTGACCACGCCGGGCACCGCCTGCTACACCGACAATCCGGCGGCCAATAGCGTCGTGCTGCATGGTTCAGGCTCGGACGTAGTACAGGCGCAGTGTTCTTCCCAGGGACCGGTCAGCGCGCCCAGCGTGGCGAACTACACCGGCCCGATCAATATGACGGGCGTCTCGACCAACGGCAGCGATGCGATCACCAGTGCCAACATCAACGGCACCGTCTATGCGCCGACCTATGGCGTCAAGTGCGACAATCTAAACGACCAGACGGCAAACTTGCAGGCCGCCATAAGTGGCACGCAGACCTTCTCCGGGACCACTCTCGGCACGGTCTATCTGCCCGCGAGTTGCAATGCTGCGACGGGCCATCAGTTGAAGCTCAATTCAACCGTGACCCTGCCCAGCCATACCAAGCTCATCGGCCTGGGCGGCGAGTGCCACGAAGGCGATAACAACTGCGTGACGATCAACTGCGCGGGCGCGAGCGGCACCTGCATGTCGAGTACCAATACCAGTGGCGCGGGCCTTGAGAATATCCGCCTGGTTAATACCGGAAGCGAAACTACGGGCCTCGATCTCGCGGGGGTTTTCAGTTTCTCCATGAAAGGAGCCGGGGCCGAAAATTTCGGCAATTACGGCATCCTGCTCGAAGATTCGTCCAGCGCCAGCACGATCTACAATAATTTTCAGGACTGTTACGGCTACCGCAGCGGCATCGGGCTTTACCTGTGGCAGCACAATGCCACCAAGTCGGTCAACGGCAACCAGTTCACCAACTGCCGCTTCCTGCAATCGACCGGCACCGCCAACGTGCGTATAACCGGGATCGCCAACGAAAATGTATTCAGCGTGCTTGATATTAGCCACGGACCGCTGGCCATCGTGCCGCCGACCGTGTCAGGCATGCTGATCGACAATTATTCAGGGCGCGATACGGTTTTGAGCGGAGTTACCGCAGAAGGTCTCGGCACGATTTTTAATTTTGGTGCAGGGGTGGCGGGCTTTGTCGCGACGGGGGTTGATGGAGGATTTTTCAGCGGCGTTGCCGGGACGCCCATAGTTGCCGATCCTACCGCGCTGTATGACATCTCATGGGGCGCGTTCGGCAATACCGCGGTCGAACGCGACCAGGCACCATCGAACGTCAATCGCCTGGGCTTTGGACAGATTAATGGCTACCAGGATCCGACCGGACAACTCGGCGGCGGCTACCTGCAAAATCTCGTAACCAACAGCGAAGCGCTGACCAATGCCGCGTGGGTCAAAGTCAACGCGGGCGCGCAGAGCATCACGGATAATGTTGCCGACGCGGCGTGCGCGCCGCAATGTGGTTCGATTGCAGGCGGCAGCCCGACCGCCTCGCGCGTTGCGCTGACCGGAACTCTGGCGTCGTGCAGCGGCCCAACCTGCACTTCCAGCAACGCCTGGGTGCGGCAGAGCTACGCGAACGGCGGCGAGATTCAGAACACCTGCTTTACCTTGAAGGAATGGTTCAAGCTCGATCCGATTTCGACCGGCACGCCGCCTGCCTATATTGGCATTGCCTTGCAGGACAATGCGGCGGGCAATCAGATATCGTCCAACTACTCGCTGACCAGCACGCCAACCTGGGCGGTCGTCAAGAACTGCTATACCAATATCGGCACAGGCCATACGAGCGTGTTGGCCTATGCGGTCAAGGTTGATGGCGCCAATAATCTGACGGCGCAGAACGGCATTGTCATCGACGTGTGGGGCATTCAGTTGCAGAAATCCGGCGGCTACGGGCCGTATCTCAAGACCACTTCGAGCGCAATTACGGGGACGGTTTCGGGACTGGCGGCGCCGGTGACCTACAACACGGGTTTCGGGTTCTCACAGTTGGCCAGCTATCTGACGGCTGACGGCATGACCGGCTACTGCAAGGACTGCGCGAACGGCGGCACCGAGGGTGGTTCGTGCGTCGGTTCCGGTTCAGGGCAATTCGTCTTGCGGGCGAATGGGTTTTACAAATGCTTTTGAAGCGTCTGATCGTGATCCTATTGCTCTTGTGGCCACTCGCAGCTCGTGCAGAAGTCGGCGGCAGCCACGGCATCGGCAATTTCAGCGGTCCGATCAATATGACCGGCACCAGCGGCAACGGCAGCGATGCCATCAACAAGGTCTCAGTTAACGGGGTGCTTAATGCACTGGCCTTCGCTGGTAGCGATATTGGCGCTCAGACCAACGCCGCTATTGCTGCG